GAGCGATGCACAGGTGTTGACCGTGATCGTGCTGCTGTACGTCGCGGTGTCAATGCTGGCAAATCTTCGGTAGCAGCAGCAGAGAAGATGCACAGGGGCAGACCATCGCCCTTGTGCATTTTTTTTTATTTGCGTCCCTGTTACTGTGATCGTTGCCACGAGCGAGGGGGCAGGCCCCCCCAGGCGTGCGCGAGAACCGGACGAAGTGCCTCCTATATCCGCGCTATATTTTTTCCGAAGCTGTCTGATGGGTGTGACGGATGCGACTGTCGAACGAAGGGTTCGATATATCAAACGATTCGTCTGATGGAGGCCACCCCTTGACACGCAACTTCGCAACCTGCTACTCTCTACCCGACCAATGCTAGGGCTCCCCGCCCCGGCAAAGGTGCTCTAGGGATGCAGCCCTCACGTGAGGGTCGGGCCTCCAACGCGGGGGTTGCATCCTGGACTCATACTCGATGGAGGCACGGGTGGATCTGTGGAGCAAGCAGCACGAGGGTAAGTGGGTCGAGTGTAAGAAGTGCCACATACGGTACTGCTCGGAGTGCTACGCGAGATGCCCGCAATGCGCTGAGGGTGGGTGATGGGAGCAGCAGTATCGATCGCGGTGATGTTGATTGTCACGCTCACGTTCATGGTCGTCGCGCGGAGGAGGGGAGACTGATGGCGTTCGCCGGAACGAAGCTCGCCCCCCGGCACATCCTCATGGCCTACATGCGCGCCAGCGGCGTCAAGCAGGTGGAGACCGCCCGTCGCTTGGGGATGAGCCCGAATGCAGTCTACATGATCTGCTCATCCCCCTTGTTCCAGCTCCAGGTGCAAGAGATTCAGAAGCAGATCCGCGACGGGGCCGTGGAAGATGTGCTGGACCTCATTCGGCTCGAAGGCCCCGCTTCCGTGCGGACACTCGTGGAGTGGCGCGATCAAGTTGACGAGCCTGCGGTCAGCCTCAACGCGGCGAACTCCCTCCTCGATCGCGGGGCTGCCCCGAAGAAGCATCAGGTCGAGGAGGACCGCACGCTGCGGATTGTGATCGGGCGCGAGGAGTCAGAGGTGATGCGTGCCATCGTCAAGGAAGCCGGGTTCGCGATCGATGTGACGCCGCGCGGGCGATTGCTCGCAATGGTGCCAGACGAGGAGGACGGCGCGTGATAGTAAACCTAAAAGGAGGGAAGGATCATGGCGTACAAGAGTAACCCAGCAAAGGGCAAGCCGTCCGAGACATTCTTTTTTCGCAAGGGTGCAACGCATGAGGAGACCAGGGCGCTCCAGCTCACCGATGCCGAGTTTGAAGCTTTCCGCGCCAACGAAGAGGCTCTGTCGATCGGTGAGCGGGGGCTAGGTAATCAAGTGCTCACCGTGGGCATGGACTGGGAGCACATGCTGTCCACGCTTCCCTTCGATCTGTCCACGGCTGACCCCGTGTTGCTGGCAGCATTCGAGCGGCTCGGGAAAGCTACCCTCACGCTGTCAGATCAGATCCGGGTGAAGTTCAATCAGCCGATTGATCCTGGGTTTGGTGGTTAGGGGCAGAGTGACAGATGAGCGTCCGTGAGTTCGTCGATGCGATTGCAAAGGGTGAGCTGGTCGAGGACGAGCTGCTCGTGGACCGCAAGACGGGTCTCGTCCGACAAGCGGGCACCGTCGATGGCGGGGATAGCAAGTTCATCCTGAAGTTCCGCGAGGCCGCTGAGCGATCCCTGTACGTGTTTGCGAAGGCCGTGCTCGGGCTCGACCGGCTCACCCATCATTTACACTTGCCCGTCTGCCAACTGCTCACGCGCATCCCGCCCTATCGCAAGCTCGTGCTCCTGCCCCGCGATCACCTGAAGTCGAGCATCGTTGCGAAGGCTCTCCCCATCCACATCCTCATCCAGCCGAAGGAGAACAACATCTACATCCCCAAGCTCGACGGGGCCTCGACGCGCATCCTGCTCTCGAATGAGACGGCCACGAACGCCGAGCACTTCCTGCGCTGGATTATGGCGAAGTTCGAGACGAACAAGTTACTGCGGGCACTCTGGCCGCATCGGTGCTGGAACAACCCCCGCCGCGAATCGAAGAAGTGGCAGGAGAAGGAAATGATGATTCCGCGTGATGAAGACTTCCCCGAAGCCAGCATCGAGACCATCGGCGTCGGGGGCGCGATCACCTCGCGGCATTACAATGTGCTCATCAAGGATGACTTGATCTCCATTGAAGCCGCGAACTCCCCCGTTGTCATGCAGACCGCTGTGGAGTGGCACAAGGCATCGCGGGCGCTGATGGACGATCCTGATAAATCGCTGGAGTTCATCATTGGCACACGCTGGGCGGTGTACGATCTGTACGAATACATCGAGCAGGAAGATCCCTCGGTGGAAGTCTACAAGCGAGCGGGTGTCGAGGATGGGGTCTCGATCTGGCCCGAGATGTTCTCCCTGGAGACCCACGCGCGCCTGCGAAAAGAGTTCGGGACGCTGTACCCGTTGTTGTATCTGAACAATGCCACAGACCCCGCGTTGACGGACTTCGACTTGGAGGAGATCCGCATCTTCAACGTCGAGGGAGACAAGATCACATTCGAGGAGACCGAGCAGGATTTGCTGCTGCACAAGGAACAGAACACGCCCGCGCAGTCCCCGGATCTCCCGCGCGGCACCGTGCTCACACGCGACACGTGGGGACAGATGATGGGACGAGGCAAGCAGGAATACTTGAGGCTCAAATATGGCTGAGCTAGACCTGAGCCTCTTGAGCACGTGCTATGCCTTCTGTGACCCAGCGGGAAAGAGAAAGCCGGGCGAGACCCTCAAGCGGGTGCGGGCACGTTCCGCCATCATCGTCGTGGCCCCCGATCACCTGTCGCGCATTTTCGTGTTGTATGCTTGGGCCAAACGCTGCTCGACGGACGAGATGATCGAGCAGATCTTCGAGACCCAGGAGCGATTTCGCCCCCGGATCTTCGGGGTCGAGGCGAACGCGATGCAGTCCTTGTTCGCCGATGCGATTCGCCGCGAGTCCCGGATGCTCCAGAAGCGCATTGCTCTGCTCCCCGTCACACAGCCCACCGGCATCGATAAAGACTTTCGCATTCGGGCCGCACTCCAGCCGGTCATCGCCTGGGGGCGTCTCTTCATCCAGGAGCACCAGACGGATCTGCTGCATGAGCTGACCTCGTTCCCGATGTCTGCGACCAAGGATCTCGTGGATGCGTTGGCGAGTGCGATCGCTCTCGTGCCGCAGAAGCCCACGCGCCGCCAGCATGACGAGGAGATCCAGAAGCTCGCTGCGTACTTGCGGAACTCGGGTGCGCCTGCGGCGTACATCGAGCAGCGAATCTCCGAACTCGCACTGAGGAAGAACTGAATGATTGAGTGGTTCCAGCTTGCTGTTGCCATCTTGAGTTTGATTGCAATGGCGGTCGTCCTCCCACTGTATAATTCGATGCGGCGGCTTCGGTCGAACGAGATCCACGCACTCCAGGGAGACATCGCAGCACTCAAGCAGGATCTCGTCCGTATCGAGGCAACCCTCCATGAGCGGGTGGACGGGATCGTTCACCGCCTCGATACACACATCCAGTGGCATCTCAATCAAGCGATGAAGGGCAATCCTTCCACGCAGGAAGGCCCTTGACGTGCAACGATAGAACGTGCCACACTAGCAGCGACCATTAACCCTTCACCGTAGAGGAGATAGACATGGCAGATCGTGAAGCAGGACTCGCACGGGCCAAGTCCAAGGAGATGTCGAACCAGCCACAGGGACGGTCGGGCAGCGGCACGCAGAAGAACAAGGGGCCGGTTAAGTCCGCGCAGGGCAACCCCACGCGCTCGGGTGGGATCAACCGTCCGACAAAATCGGGGTAACAAGCCATGATTCGATTGTGGCTTGCTGTATCTATTCTCGTTCTTGCCCTCTCCGCCAGCCCGCTGCTTGCCCAACCCCCGAGTATTGGCGGAGGACTCGTTGACGAAGTTGGCGTGTGGCGACCTGTCCAGCGATCTTTCGCGGATGCGACCATTCTCGGGGATACCGAGATCGTCGCAGCGCAGGGGGCGGGCGTCCGCATCCGCGTGCTCGGTATCCATTGCCAATCGCTACTCGCGGTTACGTTGAAGCTCAAGAGCGCAGGAGCTAACATCATCAGTGCCGCGTTCGCGGTTGGGGCCGCCGGGAGTCTGTCAATGTCGTACAACCCGCACGGGTGGTTTCAGACGAACGCAAACGAAGCCCTGAACCTGAACCAGAGTGCCGCCGTGAATACGGGATGCCAGGTTGTGTGGGTGAGGGCAGCATAGAATGATCCGGTTGAAGGAAGGCGTCCGCGTCCACGGTATTCAGCCGGAGATTGTGCTCGCCATCGCGGTCGCCCGTGATGTCTGGCTCCGGCACAGTGCGGACGAGCTGGTGATTACCAGCGTCACCGATGGCGTGCATAAGCGGGCGAGTTTTCACTACAGCGGCAATGCTGTGGATTTCCGGGTGCATAACTTGCCCGCTGTCTACCGTGCCGCTGCCGTCGTCGAACTGAAGGAGAGACTCGGGCCAGACTACGATGTGATTCACGAGTCGGCAGGACAGCCGAACGAACACGTCCACGTTGAGTTTGAACCGAAGGAGCCATACCGTGCCGGTTAAGGTTCGGAAGGCGAATGGCTACCGAGTGAGCACGCCGCACGGAACGAAGGCAAAGTCTACCTCGAAGAAGAAAGCGATGGCGCAGAAACGGCTGCTGAATGCTGTCGAGCATGGGTTCAAACCAACGGGCAAGCGTCGCGGTCGCCGCGCGCGCACCCGCCGTGTGAGGTCGAGCTGATTGGCAACCGTCAGCGAACTCGGCGAGACGTGGAACACGACGGCGGGTAATAAAACTGTCGCAGCAACACCCGCTGTTGATGACCTTATCGTTGTCGTCCACGGCATGTCGGGATTCGCTGGCGGCGATACCAGTGTTATTACTGATGACCAGGGAGGCACGTACACGCAGATCGGGGCGAACCCGCTCTCCTCGGGAGGCGGTACTGCCTGTGCTCTCTGGATTTCGATTCGTAATGCTTTAATTGCCTCTGCTGTTTCAACAATTTTTACAGCAACGAATGTTGGAGATACCGGCGGCGGGTTGACTGTCCTGAAAGTCACGGGCATGACCCGAGCGGGCGGAAATGCAGCAAGGCAAAGTGTTGGAGAGAGCACACAAACCGAGAGCCCCGTTGTCTGCACGTTTCCTGCTGCCCCGCTCACAGCGAATCCCTGCATCGCTGGCGTATTCGGGGAGGACAATCCTGCGGCCCTTGGTGCGCCGACAAGCTGGACAGAGACGACTGATACCGGGTGGGCAACCCCTGCTACGGGTATTTGGGTTGGCTTTAGAAGTTCGGGTGAAACGAGTGCGGCAATTACTTGGGCCTCTGGCGCATTCATTGACCACAATGAGGGCATGGTGGAACTGGACACATCGGTTGATCCAGTAGAGCTGCGGGCTGCAATTAAGCCACAGTTCTACGCGCATCAATACTGAGATGAAAACAACATACACACTCCAGCACGGCCTGTGGCTCCCTAAGCGGCAACTGAGGCGAGGGTTCGGAGACGTGGTGGCATCCCTCACAAAGCGATTGAGCGTTACGGAGTGCGGAGGATGTTCACGCCGCCGAGCTACGCTGAATCGGTGGTTTCCATCCTTGGAGCCGTTTGCGCCTCCATCAGCGCAAAGAGGGTTTGCCGATGGCCCCGTTAGGCTTTTTGGTTCTAAAGTACGAACGGGATCAGGCGGAGCCGGTGCCGGAGGGGGCGGCGGTCCTGCTCTTGCAAACTGCTGCCCAGGTGTCGGCGGAGGATGTCCAGGCAGCAACCCAAGTTACGTTCTACTGCGAGACAACTTCGACGATGTTGGTGGTTTCAGCGAGGACTGCTGGGCTGGTGGACTATGGAAGGAACCGACGCGGTGGACACAGGAAACAACCATCGTTGCTCAAGGGACGGGTTCGCTCCGGCTGGAGTACGCGGCAAATAGCACCGGACCCGGATTTGAGCAGGCCGATGATTATGCGGCCAATCGTGAAGTCTATGTCGCGTACAAGGAGCGTCTTTCGAGTGGATGGCAGGTAAGCGGTGTGGGTCAGAAAGGGATGAAGAACTTTGCAACTGGTGTTACGGAGAATCAGATTGAGATGCGCATGTCCCTTTTCGGTAATGGCTATCATTTCAATACTGAATCTGGTATCTCGCCGGAGCTGACCTCACCCAAGACGGTCAAAATGTGGTTGCCAGATAACACCTGGGTCTGCATCGAGGGGCGCATGAAGTGGAACACAGCTGGGCAGTCTAACGGTGAGTGGCAAATGTGGAACGACGGAGTATCCCAATTCACGGAGACTGGCCTAAACTTTACAGATGATTCACGGCTGATGACGGCTATTATGATTAGTGCCTACTACAACCAGCAAGACCCATGCACGGAAGCAAGCCCGTGTGCGCCAGCAGCGATCCAGTATCGTTACATCGACGATCTCACGGTGAGTACGCAGCGAGTGGGGTGTACCTAGATGGCATTCCCAGTTGTTGACTCGCGAGCTTTATCACAGACCACACCCGCCAATACTTCCCATGTGGTGACGCTGCCATCTGGATCGGGCGGTATCGTCATCATAGCGGCAGGGTTCAACGGAGAAGGCGGGCTGCCGGTTATTACATGGCCCGGCAGTATGACCGAGTTCTACACAGGCACCAATGTATTCATCAAACATGCTGGGGCCTATGGCACTCCGGGTGGAAGCAGCATCACAATTACTACGGACTTGAGTATCAAAGCCGCTTTCATCGCATGGCGTATTTCCGGGGCCGAAAACCCGGCAACACAACCGCCCGAGGCTGGCCTTGCAACTGGTACGAGCACCACGCCCGATCCTCCAAGCCTGAGTCCTACTGGGGGCGCAAAGGACTACCTATGGATTGCTGCGACTGCTGGTGTAAGCGGTCAGGATGTTACGGCGGCTCCTGCGAGCTACACGGACTTTCAGGATTCTACTACTGGAATAGCAGGCGACGACGTTACGACAGCCAGCGGCGAAAGATCCCTGAATGCGGCCTCCGAAGATCCGGGCACTTTTACTGCCGTTGATTCAGAGCGTTGGGTCGCAGCAACCATTGCCGTGCATCCATCACCGGCAGTCGCCGTAGAACTCCTCGGCGCGATGGTCACGGGCTGATGGGACATCTCATTTGCTGGGATGAAGGCGGCGGTAGCAAGCACACACGCGAGTACGATACGGTCTCATGCTCGCACTGTCAGAAGGTGATGGAGAAGAAACGGTGGAAGGCAGTCGGGCACTGGTGCTTCGTGTGCGGGAAGCCTGCGTGCGGTGAGGACAATCCTGCGTGCCATATCAAGTCACTGAAAGGCTGCGTCCCGTTTATGAAGAAGGTTGAGCAGGAGTTGGCGCGGAGTCGGTTCTATATCGAGGCTGGGGGGGTACGGTGAACATAGTTGTTGGTCTTTATTTTTGCCTGGTGATCCTCTACATCGTTTTTGCGGTTCGCCTTTGGAGGGAACAGGATAGGCTTATGAGAAAGATGGATAAGATTGAGCGGCGTCATGTATAAGCGCATTGGCACCTACAAAGGCGACGTGGATTTTCTGTTGTCCCAGGCAAGCCGCGTGGGAATGCACCCGAGTGGCAGCGGCTACACATGCAGTCCTCGGGATCAGACAAAGGAGTTGTATCTGCCGCTCGTCAAAGATGTGTTCCCCGGCAACTGCACCGGCTTGTTCCTCGCGATCATCTGGCCGCAGGGAAACATTCCGCCGCACGGCGCAAGTGGCATTGGCGAGGTCATCGCAGACGGCTCGATGCGTTATCATCTCATTCTCAAGACGAACCCGAAGTGCTGGAACATGCACGATGGCGACTGGCAGCAATTAGAGGAGCGCGGCATTTACGAGTTTGACCCGCGCAAGGTACACGCCTCAATCAACTGGGGCAAGGAGTGGCGGGTGCATCTCGTGGTGGACATAGATGGAGGAATGAAGAATGGGTGAAGTAAACCTGCATTGGTGTAGCTGCGGCGAACGCTGGGGCCACGGACAACTCGCAGACGTATTGGAGGCAGAGCGCCATCATGGGATGGGGCACAAGTGCTATGTGAGCGAGTTGGGGGCGTATCTCATCGGCAAGGGGGTCGTGCTGGAGGATGTGCCCCAGGTGAACGATCCCTCACGGCCACTAGACGAACAGAAGAAAGGAGGAGGAACAGTCGTCGAGTTCTTGTCGCATGTAGATGTGGAGGACATGATGCAGATTCACCAAGGAATTGAATCCATGAAGCGAGGAGGTGAGTAAACATGGCAGGCTACAACACAAGCAGAGCAGCGTTCACACCTTCGGCCACGCAGAGCCTTCTGCTCGACGCCGACACCGCTGGTGACTACGGGAAAGTCACGAAGGCCACATGGGGTGGGGAACTCGTCACCTCGACAGCGGCGCGGACACGATGGGTGCGGCCCTCGACTGCGGGATCTGGTATCTTCACCGCCGTCGTCATTCAAGGGAGCCATCCATCAAACACCGCTCGGCTGCGGACGGGAACCTACGCGACACCACCGACCATCCCGGCTGCGCCAGAAGCCCTTCTGGGTATTTCCTGGAACCAGCATGGCGGCGGTGGCATCTGGTCGGCCTCGCAGCCTGACGAGGAGTGGGCTTGTCTGAATGGCGTCGGCCAAGCGCAGATCTCGTGTGTGCAAGATGTGGGCGTCGCTGCAACATCCATGAGCACCAGCGTCCACTGGCGAGAAGACTAACCCTTTGTAGAGTCGGACGGGAGTTCAAGCCTCTCCCGACCTACAGGAAGCAAAGCATGTGTCGTCATATAGCTATGCTGGAAACTATGGCTACAAATGGCGGCGATACCGAGAGGCGTCGTTCGTTCTCGGCCTCTCGAATAGTATCCCAGGCAAGATTGACGCTATCAGCCGGGGTCGATCCGGCCCCTCGCTGCCTTTGCGAAAGCCGTTCACTCCAGCATCAGCTATGTATGCTCCCCCACCTGAAGCAGCCGTGGTTGCCGATGATGTTGAGTTACGGCGATTCGCAACCGTGCAAGACCCACAGAGAGTTCGCCCGACTATTGGGTGGGTTCTCTCGCCCCAGGTTATCGAAGATGTCACGGTTGAGCTACGGCGATTCGCCGCTGGTCCAGATCGGTCACGGTCTATCCTGCACGACAGATCTCAAATATACATTCCGCAGATTGCCGAAGAGTTCAGTGAGGATCTCCGACACTTCACTATTGCTGCTGACCGGCAGTTCGCTCGCCCTGTCATCGGATGGATACTTCCTCCGCAGCTTGCCGAAGCAGCCGCAGAGGTCGAGCGGCAGACATTCATTTCGTCCTCAGACTTGTCGCGTCGGGTCCTGCCGCTGCACTCGTGGGTTGTCGGCCCCCAGATCATCGAAGATCTCACCGAAGAACTACGGCGCTGGTTACTTCCCTCTGATAAGCAGCGTGGCATCCTCACCTACGACTCTCGCGCTTGGGCACCCCAAATTGAGGCAGTCGCTGCCGAGGAACTTGAGCTTCGTCCGTTCATCCTCACAGCAGACAGACAGCCGCGCATCCGATTACCCATTGCCTTTGTGCGAGGACATGCGGGGCCTGCTGGCGTCGTCGTCATGCCAGAGGAACTTCAGCGGTTCCTACTTGGGCAGGATCGCATCAAGGAGCCTTGGAAGCTATCGGGGATGTTCCCCTATGCTGTCGTTCCTGACGTGGTTCCAGAAGAGGCCATTATACGCTTCCTGCTCTCAGGACCGGCCAGGGCTCCCAGATATGCAGAGGATGTTTCCTGGTTCGCAGGCTCCCCACTCAGCGAGCCAGAGGATCTTGAGGTACTGCGGTTCCTTCTGTCTGCACCACGCTCAACCGCATCTCGATTCACCGAGGCTGTCCAGGTACGACACCCTCAAATGCCGGAGACTCCGCTCCTGGAGGAGCTACGACGGTTCCTGGTTGGGCAGGATCGTCAGCCTGGGATTGAACCTCATCTTTGGGTGCTCGGTCCTCAAATCGCTGAGTCGGCGGATTTGCCAGAGCAGTTGCGTAAGTTTTTGTCAGGGAGCGACCGACAATTTGTTCGCCAAGTGCTCTCTTCAGTGCTCGGTATCCAGCGAGAAGAGGACATCTCTCCCGATCTACTGCGGTTCCTTGCTGGGAGCGACAGACAGCTCCACGTGCGCCCGGTCATTACATGGATGCTCCCGCCGCAGATTGGGGAAGTTGTCGAGATGCCCATTGAGCTGCTCAAGTTCGTTACTGGTGCCGTTGCACTTCGCAGAGCGTTCTTCAATATCACCGGCATCTGGCTTCCAGAGGACTTCTTCTCAGCAGCCGCGCCGCCTGTCACTGTGCGGAAGGAATGGCGCAAACAGCAATCGTGGCACCGGCATAGGAGTCAATAATGGCGAAAACACGTAAGGAACATTTGGAGGATCAGCAGAAGCTCGAAGAGTCGTGGCGGGCAGTCCATAACCTCTGCGCGGGGTTCGAGGGCATGCTCGATCTCCGGGATGCGCTCGTGGTCGCCCTAGAGGAGAGCAAGACCCGCATCGAACGGTTGGCTGAGCTTGACAAGTTGATCGAGTCAGCTCAGACTGAAGTAGGCCGGTTGTCCGATCAGAAGAAGAAACTCGATGTTGATGTGAAGAAGGCCGGTGAGCGTGTCGAGCAGACAGAGCGGCAGGCTCACGACAAAGTGAGGGCTGAACTGGACAAAGATCTCGCTGGCGTCAAGACTGCCCTAGATGCGGCTCGGAGTGAATTGAGGGCATTCGAGGAGAGTGCAGCAATCAAGAAGGTTGAATTGAACCGCGACTTCGATACGAGAAAGGCTGAGTTCAACAGTGCGCTCGTCGAGCTGAGCAAGGATGCCGCCAACAAGCGTCGAGAGCTGGATCAAGTCACGCAGCAGCTTCGTGCGCTTCGCTCTGGCATTCCTGCTGCATAGGAGGGGACGATGGCGAACGATCTGACGAAGAATCCTTGGAGGGTGGACACCCCAGGAGCGTCTGTGCTCGCTGCCGATCGTATCTATGTCAAGGGTGTACGCTGGGTCGGGGCGACCACGGCGGGGCACGAAGCGATCATCCAGGATAAGAACAACCGTAACGTGTGGCGCTCTCTCGCAGCCGGGGCGAACAACGTCGAGTCCGACTTGATCGAGAGCATCCCCGGCTACTGGGATGGCATGAAAGTGCCCACGCTCGGAAGTGGCGAGCTGTATATCACTTACGACTAGGAGGCTGTGATGCCGAAGAATGTTGGGTACGGCTCGGACACTGCGTTCCCGCGCAAGAGCCCAACGATCCACGAGCAGACGCAATCGGTACGGATGAAGCGTGCCATCGGGAGCCAGAATCGCAAGCCTGCGGGGAGCACGAAGACTCCTCGCAAGGCCATGTAATGAAGGGAGGTGAGGCTGAATGGATTGGATCACGTACATTCTCACGGGGGGATTCCTCAAGGGCTACCGGACGCAGATTGCCGCTGCGCTCTTGGTCCTCAACGTGGTTGCTGGGTATCTCATGGGCGACATTGGTTTTGTTGAGGCTCTCAAGCAAAGCTGGGAGCAGATCGTGATCGCCTTTGGGCTCCTGGCTTCGTCTGTCCACAAGGTGAAGTAGGCAAGGTGGCAGCGGGGCTGCCAGCCCCGTGGACTCATAGGAGCGTGTGAACAATGGACCCGATCACGGCGATTCTCGGCTCGAAGCTGATGATGTATATGATCTTCGGTACGTTCGCCGTACTGACTCTCTATGGCACGTACCGTCTCATCCGACGTGCTGGACGCAAAGATGCCGAGAACGCCGCCATCATCGAGGGGCAGGATAAGGCCCTGCGTGGCTCCGAGGCTGCTCGGAGGATAGAGGGTGAAGGTGCGAAGGTCAGAGATCAGATTACTGGGGGCAGTCCTTCTCCTCATGTCAAGCTGCGCGACAGCAAGGTTGACAAAACTCCCCCTGCCTGAGTGTCCGCAGGATCGGGTGGAGCTGTCGCACGGCTGGGTCATGGGGACAGGGTTGATCCAGAATGGTGTGCAGGGAATATGGGGGATGACTGTGCAGGATCGCAAGGATTATGAGCGGTGGGTGCAGGACTGGAAGACGTGCGCTCAGGCTAGAGGAGTTGTCATAGAGGAGGCAAATCGCTGATGCCATCCATCCGCATCGCACTCAGCGTCGAGGTTGACGGTCAGCCCGTGCCAGGGACGCCGATCGTCCGTCGTCTCACAGCGGATGAGGTGCAGCAGTTCGATTTCGAGAAAGCGGGCGATGCCGATGCTGTCACCTTTACGGCGCTTCCCGCCGATCAGCTCGCCGAGATCCAGATGCTTCTCTTGCAGTCCGACAAACTCATTACCTTGCGTCTCCAGAACCAGTCTGACGCAGGATTGAAGATCAACCCTGGTGGTGTGGTCTTCTTACTCAACGTAGACATCGACGCAGGTGCGGGGGCTCTCAACGCGAAGATCAACAGCAATGTGGCAGCAGGCATCCTTGCAGCCATTCGCGGCCTCGCGGGAGGCACCTGATGCCTCGATACCTGGATTACTTCGAGCGACCGGAGCCCCTCGTTCTCAACGACGCGCAGGTGGTCTCGTTGAAGCAGTGGCTCATGGATGAGGTGGAGGCTGCGGTCTCTGCACGCATGGAGCAAGAGCGTGTCTGGCGTGACGTGCTCCGTATGTACGAGGGTGTCCCCAAAACTGAGGTGCGGAACGTCCCGATCGAGAATGCCCCGAACATCGAAGTCACGCTCGGGGCGATCGCCTCCGATGCCATCTACGCACAGGCTGTAGACACCCTCTTCAACATCTCGCCGCTCATCACTGTGCGGGCCACGGACAGGATGAATGTTCCGTCCGCCAAGGCGATGCAACGATGGGCGAATTGGGTCGCGGACAACCAATCGAAGCTCCGCCCGGCAGCCGAGTCCACCGTGCTCGATACTGTGCAGCTCGGCACGGGGGTCTACTACATCCCGTGGGTGGAATGGACGAAGAAGACCCGGATCGCCCGCGTGCTCAGTCGCGGTCCTGTCATCTTCAGCATCCCGCCCGAAGATGTCTTCGTACCGGGGGGTGCGAACGTCGATGTGCAGACGGCTCAGTGGGTCGGTGTACGCTTCTGGCTGTCTGAAGGCGAGTTTGCCTCGCGGGCCAAGCGTCACGAATGGAACACAGACGGCGTGATGCCTGCGGGCACCGTAGGCTGGGTCCGCTCGCACCGGGAGATGCTGGGGCGCACCTCATCGAGCCGCACGATTGGATTCAACTATGAAACCTTCGACATCTACGCACTCTTCGATATTGACGACGATGGCGAGGAGGAAGATCTGCTCATTCACTGGGATCGCTCCTCGCACAATATCATGGGTGTCTGGTACAACCCCTTCGACAACCGCCCGCTGGAGCCCATGCGCTACCAGTTGCGCCCGCACCTCTTCTACGGCATCGGTGTGATCGAGATGGTCAAGCCATTCGAGGAAGAGGCCACAGAGATCCACAATTACCGCATGCTCAACATGCTCCTGGCGAACTGTCGCTTCTGGAAGGGCCGCACCGGGACCACCGCAGATGGCGAGCTGCGGATTTGGCCTGGCAAATACTTAGAGATGCAAGATCCTGAAGATCTCAAAGGCGAAGCAATGGCCGAGGTCTATCCGTCCATCTTCCAATCTGAGTCCATCCCGATCGCGCTCGCTGAACGCCGCACAGGTGTCAACGAGATGTCGTATCCGCGTCCGTCCCAGGTGCTCGGCTCGCGCACGCCGGGGATCACCGCGCTCTCCATGATCCAGATGACCAATCGCCGGTTCACCCCTGCCTTCGATCAGATCCGCATTGGGTCGGCGAAGGCGATCATCCAGTGTATGTATCGTTATCAAGAACGCCTGCTCGCCAACGATACTCGGGTCGAGGAGAACATCCGTTCCGTGTTGGGCACACGAGATGGTGCCCTCGTCATCAATGCTTTGAAACGCCCCGACTTCGATGAAGCTGTCGCTATCGAGATGACGGCTTCCGGGGCCACGACAAACCGGGATGCTGATCGCCAGAATGCGATCATGCTCGTGAACATCCTATCGAGCTACTACCAGAAGACACTCGAACTCGTGATGATCGCCTCAAACCCGCAGACACCCCCTGAAGTTCGGGATGTTGCTACGAAGATTTCAGGCGCGGCTTCTGAGATCATCGAGCGGACCATCCGCACGTTCGATCAAGTGCGCGATCCGCAGACGTTCATTATCGATGTGGAGCGGGAGATAGATGCGCTGCCCGGCCTGGACCAAGAGGGGGTGTCAGGATTGACAGGACTCGTCTCCCGTTTTGCACAAATGACAGCAGGGGAGGGGAATGGTGGCGCTATGGGCGGAGTACCTCAACCGGGATAATACGGCACTCAGTGACTTCTTGGCTGAATTGAACAAGTTGGAGTTGGAACAGGTCGTGAAGATGATGAGTGACCCGTGGGAGATGGTCCTGGAAGCGCGCGGCGCAAAGAAAATGCTTGCTTTGTTGCAGCGCATGGCTACACTGAAGCAAAGGGAGGAGGAGTCTCATGCCAGATATAGTAGACAAGCCCAAGGAAGGTGAGGGAGCGCCAGTAGTGGCACCCGTTGTGAGTCCAGATGTCACTGCCCTCCAGACCACACTGGCCGGGCTCGCAAACCAGATGCAGTCGCTCCAGACGGGGTTCAATGCACTCGTGGCTGATCGGCAAGCGGCTGCGGCCCGTGGCGAACCTATCAAGCTGGCCCCCCGCGTGACGGATGAAGAGATCAACGACGCCTACGCGCAGGGGAACGCGGCTCCGGTGCTCCGCCGATTGCTCGGAGAGGCTGTGGAGGATGTTGTGACGAAGCACGTCACCCCACTCCAGCAAATCGGCGTGCGGTCTATCTCGGGGCTGACTAAGGAACTCACCAAAGGGCAGATGAAGTATTACGAGCGGTTCAAGGACGAGATCGACAAATACATCGACCAGATGGACCCCGAGGCGCGGATGAACCCGGCAGCCCTGAAGATCGCGCACGATGTCGTCGTGGGCCAGAAGACAGATCTGCTCGTGAAGGAAGCCGTCGAGGCGGGTCTGCGTCAGGCAGCCGAGGGTGCTGGCGGGAAGCCAAATCTCCCTGGCTCCACGGTGAAGCGTGGCGAGGGCGAGGGGAAGATCCCCACCGCTGAGGAACTCTTTGGCAAGGATTCCGCAAACGCGCTGCTGTCGAAGGGTGTGACCGAAGACGAGTTCGCCAAGAGCCTCGGTCATGCAGATTGGCCCGCGTACGTGAAGCTGTATAACGAACAGGAGGCTGCGCTTTCAGGAGGGAAAGCGGCATGACGAAGATCATCAAGAACCCGAACCAGCGTCCACTCCCTCCGCCTGGGGCTGCTCGCCAGGAGGAGTTATCCCGTCGTACGGACGAATTAGAGCAGCTCGCCGAAGAGATGGGCGAGAATGTGGGCGTGGTTGACCCCAGCGCATTCGAGGTAGACCCCGCTCTCTCTGCCCGGTTCAATGAGCTGGAGGTCTCAAACCGCGATTCCGCGTACGCCTACTGCTGGGTTTTCACCGGGCAGCTTGGCCGCATGGTCAAGATGAAGACAGTCGAGGGTTGGGAAGTTGTGTCCGGCGACATGGAAGAAGCTGCGGACCTGAAGCAGCCAGATGGCACCCGTCGCCTGGGTGATGTGCTGCTCATGCGGATTCGCAAGGACCGGAAGCTCCTGCTCGATCGCAAGGACCGTGAAAGACGCGATGCCCAACAGGGGGCGGTGACGGCGCAGCTTGAAGAGATGGGCGCGCAAGCTGCCAAGCATGGGGTCATCGTGCATACGGGTCAGAGTGTCAGCCCTGACATGCTGAAGAGAATGGAAGGCCGTGCGTCGGCACGTCGCGCAGCGGTGGGCGCTGTGGACCAGATGATCCGCAAAGGTCGTGTGCCGGGTGTTCCCACGCCCGGTCGAAGAGGGAGGTGAGATAAATGGCAGTCGGTACGCTTCTGTCCAACGCATTCGGGATTGAGCCGCAACAGCGTGAGGGATTGTATTCCACCCCTATGCGCGAGGCTACGGAGGGAGCCACGCAGGTGTTCAAGAAAGGGGCGCTTCTCATCAATTCGGCTGGGCATCTCATCGTTGCCGCTGCGGACGCGGTTGCAGGCATCGTCGGCGTCGCTGCTGAAGCTGGGCACAACGCGGGTGCAGGCGTGAAGACAGTCAAGTATTACCCCGCACACCCGCACGTGGTCTTCGAGGCAACTCTGGAGGACCAGCTCAACGAGAACCATGTGCTCGTCGCCGCGAATCGCTGGGCGGCATTTGCAATCCAGCTAGACACACCGGGGAACTTCTACCTCGACGAGAACGATACGACCAACGTGGCCGCGCGCGTCGTGGCATTCAAGGATGCTCTCGGGACGACTCGGGCGCGCGTGCTGTTTCAATTCCTGATCGACACGACCATCTACGGTACATAAAAGGAGGTGAGCAGACACTATGCCAATCAATAGGGGAGGTTTTGCACCGCTCCTTGCCGTCGATCTGCGCCAGGTCTACATCGAGACCGGCAAGGAACGTCCGTTGGAATACCCGCTCCTGTTCAACGTGGACAACATGGAGTGGAACCCGGTCAAGGATCAGCAAATCGCAGGGCTCGGCACCATGCCCACGAAGCCAGAGGGCGAGCAGTTCAAGCTCGACGAGCCCGTGCTCGGCGGGACGAAGGAATACCTCGCGGACCCGTTCGGCCTTGCCACCGAAGTTACCTGGGAGATGTGGCGTGACGAGATGTACGGGATCATGCGGGAACTCGTCGCCGAAATGCAGCGGGCCTCACGGAACCGGCAAGAGGTCGATGCGTGGTCCGTGGTCAACAATGGCTTCGACAACGCTTTCCCCGGTTTCGATGGGGTGTCCCTGTTCAACACGGCGCACCCTGGCATCCGTGAGGGTGCTCAGGCCAACCGCCCATCGCCGGATGTGGGCTTCAGCATCACCGGCATCCAGAACTCGATCACCCGGTTCGAGGGGATGGTCAACTCGCGGGGTATGCCTCGGTTGATGACCCCAGTGATGGCTGTCATCACTGCGACCAACAAGTACGCGGCCCGCGAGATCCTGGGGTCGAGCGGAAAACCGTTCACGGCGGATAACGAGATCAACGCGCTCGTGCAAGAGGATCTGTCGTGGATGATTGCCCACTACATCACCACACCGACCAACTGGTTCCTCGCCGCAGCGAAGGGCATCCACGACCTCAACTTCCTGTGGCGGGATATGCCCATCTTCGACGCCTTCGATGACCCGTGGACGAAGAATGCTGTGTTCACGAGTTATCAGCGTCACACCAAGGGCTTCGGGTCATACCGAGGCGTGGATGGCTCAACCGGCTAACTGGCGTCTAGTGCCACACGGAGGATCACCGGCAGACTAGACCTGCTACGCCTCCGAGGAGGGTCACATGGGTAGATCAACTTTCTCCGGCCCAGTTGCAGGCGCATACGTTCCGTTCCCGATTCCGATCATTGGCTCGGCTGAGACACCGGGTGCTGTCACGATTACGCACCGGCTCCAGATCCCGTTCGCGTGTCGCTTGCATGAGGTGGGCATTGCCTGCCACTCATCGGCGGGTGGGGCGTCTCGGCCCACCGTGCAGATCACAGACGGCACGAACAACCTCTTCAGCGGTGCCGTGAGCGTGGTGAGTGCGGGTGCTGTTGCTGTCACGCCTACATCATCGCCGAGTCTCGTGGCAGCTCAGCGGACCCGCGCGAAAGGGGACATCCTCCAGATCGCAGTGACATTCGTGGCGACTGAGGCCGTACAGGGCTTGGTGATTACGCCCGTGTTCGCCACGCGCGGGCACGTGGTCGCGCTGGCGGCTAACGACTAGGAGCACACACATGGCTGGTCTCGGATTGTATGCTGTCGCCCGCGCCGTCGTGCAGGGCGAACAGAAGATCGAGGACGTACCGAGGAACGTCCGGCAGAAGGTCGCCGACATCGCAAAGGTCATCCGTGCGTCCGAACCCAAGCTCGGCGCGGCTCCCATCAAGAACAAGCGTGCGGGCATGATTCGGCGCGTGCATTCGGCCTGACCGTGGCAACCATCCTTGAGATTGCGCGATCGTCCCTCGCGGCGGTCAACACCGATGCGAACGTGCTACTCGCGGCGCGGTGGGTGAATGATCGCTTCAGACAACTTGCTTCACGCGCCCGCCTCCGTAGTCTCCGTCAAGTTGGCAGTTTGGTTCTTCCCGCCCCCGTGACCGCTGGTGTTGCTACGATTACTCGCGGCTCGAAGTTCGTCACGGGGGATGCGACCGCACAGGCGGCGTGGTCTACAGCACTCGAAGGCCAGCACTTCAAGGCGCGCGTAGTCTGGTATCAAATCACCAAGGTCCAAGGGAATCAGCTCGAACTCGAAAACCCGTTTGCCGAGGATGATGTGGCTGATGGTTCGTACCGAGTGGTGCAGCGATACACGCCGCTCGATGAGACCGCCCGCTGGTTGGGGGATTTCGTCCACATGCGCCGCCGCATGCCGATCGATCGTGTGTCGCTGCCCGAGTTGAACATCTACGCCCCTGAGCGGCAACACGTCGGCGTGGGACCGTATGTGTATGTTGAGACCACCAGTGCAGCCTCCGGCGCGAAGCGGGTCGAGCTGTATCCGTATCCCTCGTTGACTGAGTTCATCAGTTACGTTTTCTGGTCTGTGCCTGCGAACATGGGGCCGCACGATCACGTGCCCGTCACGATCGACCCGTACATGCTGAAAGAGGGCACGCTGATCGACATCATGCGCTACGAGATGGCGAAGGCAGCGAATGCAGGCCGGGAGAACATGGCCGCATTCTGGCGTAATGAGTACCGGGCGCAGTCTACCACCTGGGAGAAGACGATGCTCGAAGCAATCCGCGCCGATCGGGGCAGTGATGACATGACTTTCATCCTGGAGCGCCACGGGTTGCGCCCCGCTGGCGACATTCGTACTGCTCGGGACTATGTGCTGGCAAACTGGCCGAGGTGAGACGTGTGGGTTATCGCTGCTCTGATGCTTCTGCTCGCGGGGTGCGGCCCGCGCGAAGTGAAGGTCATCCGCACCTACGAGTTCAGTCCGGGCGTGAACATGACGATGCCGAAGGGTCAGATCATCCAGATCCGCGTGATGTATGTCCCCCGAGAGCAGATTCACGAGATTGCCCGCAATACCTTCGAGCGGGATGGACTGCCGTTCAACCCGGCGTATCGTTACGAGGGATTCTTCGACTACCGCACGCGCACGCTCTACTGCGAGAAGTGGGACGCGGTAATCTGTGGGCACGAGTTATTCCACGCGACTGATGGAGATTGGCATAAATAATGTCGTTCACGGCACAAGAACTGACGGATGATCTGCTGAGGCGTGTACGCGACGCTGGTGGAGGGATGCACTCGCGTACGTTTGCCCGCAGTATTCTGTCCAAGGTGCAGCAGTCGGTCAATGCGAAGTACCGTAATGCACTAGAGTTTACGTTCCTCACTACTGAGAAGCTCCGACAGATTTATTCGATCTCTGTCTCACTACCCTCTGCTCTCTTCGTGGATGCTGTTCGGGTGCCCGGTTTTGATACTGAGGGGGGGCGTGACATCCCCTTCACCCGCTGGCGCGAGTTGTCGCAGGGTGATCCACAGTGGTTCCGCCGCCAGGGTGATCGTATCGAGGTTTTCTCACTCATCGGTCGAGATCTCCTCGTGCTGCACCCCGCGTTGCCGGTTGCGACTACGGTGAATGTGCTGTATACGAGGATTACTACCGCTTGGACGAGTGAAACAGACGTGACCGAGATCGACGATGATCTCGTGCCCGAGATGATGCGGTTGTCGGAAGCAGTGTTGCTCACAGTTGGCAGGCGTCTTGAGCAGGTGAAGGCCATGATCCAGCCGGAGGGAGCTGCTGTTGCCTAAGTTAGATGTCCTCAGCTTGGCGAATGATCTCTCGCTGGCTCAAGCAGACCAGACGATCCTCGGGGATCTGTACGATGATCTCATGCTCGAACTCGGTCGAATCGAGCCGTGGCTCACCTCTGTTGCCATGATACAGTCACTCAACGGAACATCGTCGTACGTGCCGCAGCCAGAAGTCATTGAGATTCTATCAATCTTCTACGATGAGAATCATCTCTCGCAGGTGGGCGAGCAGGAACTCGAAGATACCGAGGAATTGTGGCGTGACATCAAGGGGCATCCGATCGTTTTCACCATCGATGATGAGAACCGCAAGGTGTTCCGTGTCTATCCGAAACCGGACGCGGACGGTGCTGCCTTCGGCGGGGGACTCGGCGAGATTACCTATGCTGAGGCGATCTATGGCGGGGATGTTCCTCTTGGATCTGCATTTTCAACAGGAGCGATCTCGTTGTTGTATTCCTCGAAGCGTGCGAGCTTTCTCCCGTACATGGAGTTCCCAGTTGCCTTCCTGCTCCTTCAGCGTGAGTTCATGCTGGAATCCGCCCACCGCGATGAGGGGTTCGCGTCCGCATGTGGAGCGTTGGGCACCCTATTCATGGAGATGATCCGCGATGGCCGTGGGGTCTTCTGAAATCAAACCGATCACGCGCCAGGTGAACACGGTCGAGGATCTCCGCCGCGAGGTGAATGAGATCGTTGTCCAGATGAACCGAGTGATCGCTGAGATCATCATGCGGCTCAGCGTGGGGCCAAGGGGGTAGCGTATGTCCGTACTTGGTGCAGGGGCAGGCAGCGGATACCCGACCGCGATCGATACGAAGCAGACGTTCACGAACGGGCCGAATCCACTCCCGGACACGAGCACACGCATCGACTCTGAGGCGATGAATGACGCGCTCGATGCAATCGTGAAGCTCCAAACAGAGCTGGGGATCAACCCGTCCGATGCTGCCGATGACAGTGTGACCCCTGCTGACGCTGCGGCAACTGTGCTCGTGAAGTTGAATATGATCTTGACTCGCTTGAAGGAGATCATCAGTGGCAGCGATTGGAAGGATGCCGTCTCGATCACGTTGAATGCTCTCGCGGCGCACCGCGCGCGGCACATCTCGGGTGGCGCGGATGCCTTCTTGAGCACGGATGTTCTGGAATCAGCAGCAAGGAGGGTCCAAGAGTCGGGTGGCCCTACAATACTGTCATTTGCTGCAATCCCGGATGGCACGTTTCCCAAGCGTGTTGGTGCTGAGTTTGTAGGTGTGGCTACGCCAACAACTGATACGCTGGCGAGAATCATGGCGCTCGTGATGTAGGAGGAATGAAATGGCTGTTCAGTTTTTCAGGGCAGGTGCATTCGGAACTGATGTCATTACTGATTTCATTGTCTTGTGGGGAAAGGTGTCGGTGGACAACAATGTTACGCACTTGAGAAAGTTCCACGCGACTAGTGGGTATCAGGTAACTGCGGGTAAAACGCTACATCTGGTTAAGCTCAGATACTCTTTTGATTTTTCAAGCACATTTTCTGTTGCCCTGAAGATGGGGTATGCTGATAACGATGTAGGCTTGGATACGGCGACTGCCCGCACGAACCCTGTGATGGCGTTCGGACTAGATGACACCTCCAAGAATGGCATCACTGAAGTTGTGTCTTATGGCTCTGCTGGTATGGTAGTTGATGGGCTCAAAGATGCAGACCACGCCTTCGTTGGACCCCTTTCTGTTGCTTCAAAGTTTCCTTTCGCCCGAGTTAATTCTGGTGCATTTGCCTCTTCAGGGATTTTCTCAATCTTTGCGTGGTGTATCGAGGCGTAGATGGCTCTCAAACAATTCAACAATTTCGACCGTCGCCTCTGGCTCAGTGGGCCGAAGGAGACGATGCCGCGTGATGCGCTCCGCCGAGCCCGTGGCGTGCAGCCTCGGTGGGCTCGTTCCATTCGATCTCGGCCTGGCTCGGTGGATCTGTTCTCCATCTCGGCCCACTCGCTCATGCGATTTGCTGGATCTCGGTTCCAAGGGTCCAGCGGTGAGTTCTACCGGAGCGGGATCTCGATCAAGTCAGGACTGAACGGCAACCGTCTCGCGTTCCTTCGTATGCCTCCGACCCCTGGCACGATCGACTTCCTCTTTGTCGCTGGTGGCGGGATGCTGTTCAAAGTAGATCAGGCAGGTCTCGTCTCAAATTGGGGTATTGCAGCTCCCGCAGATGGTATGACTGCGGCGGATGGCGGCGCGGGAGCACTGAGTGGTGTCTACAAGTATCGTGTCACATTCAAAAACACAGTCACGGGACATCGATCGAATGCGAATCCTACTACTGTCACCACGGCGAGCTTGACCAACCGAGCTGTTCTTCTCAGCAGCATACCCACGTCATCAGATCTACAAGTGGACGCGCGGGAGATTTGGCGAACGGTCACAAATGGATCAGTCTTCTTCCTGTTGACGACGATTTTCGGGAACACGATCACCACGCTGACGGATAACATAGTTGACGCGAACCTCTCTCCTACGCAGCTTCCCACCGATAACCTGCCCCCTGATGCCACATTCTTCGACGTAGCAGGTCCGCACGCTGGCCGGGCGTGGTGGCTCGATTCAACGGCGGGCAAACGGGGGCGGATTCTCTACTCGCCCATCGGTCGGCCTGAGTCCATCGTCGGCTTCATCGAGCCCACCAATGACGATGATCCCATGCAGAAGATCGTCTCGTGGGGCGGCTCTCTGTGGGGATTCAGTGCGACACATCTGTTCCAGATTCTCGGCGATGATGAGCCTTTCGTGTTCGTTGAAGTGTCTGGCGCGCAGGGAACGGGGAGCCCGCACACGGTCACACCAACACGCATCGGTATCATGTATCAGTCAGAAGATGTCATGCTGTTCGATGGGGCGCGATCCAACCCATTCGCTCACGATGCGATTCACCCAATCTTCCACGGGGAGACTGTCGAGAACATCTCTAGCTTCTCGGGTATCGTGGCGACTGAGACAGAGAATGAATACGTCATCTCTGATGGCTCTCAGACTCTTGCTGTGGATCTCACCGAGGGGACATGGCGGGATCTCGGCATTGGATGCAGTGCGCTCTTCTACGAACGGGATACCAAGAGCTTCATTGCCTCGTTCGCCAGCAAGGTGCGTCGGCTCGAAGTCCAGGGTCAAATATCAGATGGGGGTACACCCATTCCTTTCGAGGTGGAATCACCGGGTGAGCAGATCGGCTTCGAGCAAGAGGGTATAGTGCAAATGGTCATCATCGATGCGATCACGAACGGGCAGACATTGACCCCGCGCCTCATTTTGGATGACGTGGAGACTGTGCTCGCTGCTGTCAACACGGCGTCTCGGCAACGGGTGGAGTACCCGATCGGCAAAAAAGGCAAGATTGTCAGCGTACGGCTCACCGGCAGTCTGTCCGATAAGGTTGAGGTTTTCAGCATCGGCATCGAGCACGTGGCGGGCGTCCCTGCCCTAGCGAGGGCGTGATGTTAGTCTACAAGCCATCTCCCGAGCACGACATGGCCCTCGTGCGCTGGTGGATGGACCTGTATAACAGTGGCGAGATCGAGCGGGTCTTCTCACAGAGTGTCGTATCCTTCGTGGACTTCCTCTCGCTGTTCCTGCCCCCGAAGACGCTCGTGTTCGAGCACGACGAGCTGGGAATCTGGCTCGCAGCCTGGTTCGATCCCGTCATGTCGGGCGCGTTCATGGGCTTCTGGATCGCTGAGCGAAAACGACGCACCCGAGATGCGTATAGAGCAGCCATGAAGATCTACGACCTCGCTCTCGCGGAGTGGCCGGTCCTCATCGGCGTCACGCGACAGAAAGAATTGCTGGACATCCACGAGAACATGGGCTACGTTTCCAATGGCACGATTCCCCACCTGTGGGATGGTCAGGACGCGTATGTGCTTTGTCTAACCAAGGAGAGTTTGCGTGGCAAAAGGCGGCGGTAAGGGTGGCGGCGGGGCTTCAACGAGTGGCAGTCAAGCCCTCGAAAACCTGACATCGCAGCTCACGGCTGAATCGGCTCCCTCACGCCAGGAGATGTTCCGTCAGGTGCTCGAAGGCTTGCAGACGGGAGGCATCGGCGCGCGCATTCCGATTGTGTCGGCTGGTCAAGAAGCCTCCCGGCTTGCTACGTCTCGTGCGCTCCAGGGCACCACGGAAAGCCTGTCGCGCTCTCGCCTCGTCGGCACCCCATTCGGGGAGCGCGTGCTTGCAGAGACTCGGATGGCTGGCGAGTTGGAGACGGCTGGTATTCCCACTCGTGATACTGCCCGCATCATCGAGACGTTTCCAGGGATCGCTACGGGCACAGCGACTCCCATCATTGGAGGGTTGGGCTCCCTTGCACAGACTCAAGCTAGCATGGTGAACACGCAGACTGCGGCGAAGGCGAGTCAGACGGGTGCCATGCTGAGTGCTGGCGGATCGATTGGTCGTGGATTCGTTGGCAGACCAAAGTAGGAGGTGACGTATGCCTGTTAGAGCAATCATGCCGCTGCTCGCTGTGCTTGGCCTGGGTGCTGCTGGGGGTTTCTCCGAGCGCACCGGGGAGATCCGCGAGGAACAACGGCGCAAGGACTTCGATTCGTTCAACGCCATCGTGAAAGCTGCGTCCGCTGCGGGTGAGACAGATTTCTTCACCCAAGAAACGATGAAGAGCTACAAGAAACTCGGAGGAGATGAGGGCTCATTCGATGTGTTCCGACAGGTTGCCGCCGCCCCGCTCACACAGGAGCATCGTCAGACAATGCTCGCATCGATTCTTGCCGAGCGGGAGCAAGCAAAGACCAAGGGTGCCGTCGCTGGCGCGCAGCGTCAGGCTGTCGAGGAAGGTGGGCTGGAGGGGTTGACTCGTGAAGAGCGGGTCGGCCTCATCTCACCTGCGGCTGCTCAGGCTGGCATCGGCGCGAGACAAGTCACCGTGCAGGAGCAAGAGTTACCGATCAAGAGACAAGAAGTAGCAGTCAGGAGCCGACTCGCGGACATCCAGGATCGCCAGCTTACGCTCGAAGCCAAACTTGGGTTCGGGAAACTTGATGTAGCTAAGCAACTTGCAAATCTGGAGGGAACCAAGACTAAGCTACTAGGAGAACAACTCCGTGGAAATCTCTCCGGCGAACTCATTACGAAAGGGGGGTTCCCTGCTGGTGAGGCAGCCGCACTCGCTGACCACATGCTCGGTCGCAAGACGATCACTGATGAGAAACTGCTTGCGAAAGTGCCCGCAGCTCGTGCAGCTATGAGTGATGTCAACGGCAGGCTCTCGCAATCGCTCAACTTGAACCAGGAAGCGAATAAGCTACTCGACAAGATCCAGCGTCCGGGTAAGGGCGTGACGATCTCTGCGGCGGATAAAGCGAGTGATGTTTCCCAGTTCAACTCGCTGATGATCGAGAGCTTGAAGCTGCGCGCGTCCGTGCAGCAGATGGACGACGCTGAGATCACTCGATACCTGAGAAACAATCTGAGGTTCTTCACGAAGAAGGGCGACATCGTTTCGTTCAATGAAGGTGAAGCGATGAAGCTTGGAGTAGAGGATTACATCACAGATCCCCGGCAATTCGGGCTCGGTGCTGAAAGCCTCGGTGACAGGCCGGGTTCGCGGAAGTTCCTCGGAGAGTTCACAGGCACAGCAGCGGGGCCGTAGATGCCAGATCCGCATCCGCTCTTCCTGCAACTCCAGAAGATCACCCGCAGTCCCGAGTTTGCCCAAATCCCCGACCGCGAGAAGGTTGCCTCCGTCAGATCCTTCCTCGCTGCGAATCACGAACAGTTCGGTCAATTCAGTGATATGGACCAATCGCTGCTCGCAGCGGACATCTTAAAGCAGGCTGCTCCAGGCATGGCCGAGCGCGTCGGGTCTGCTTTCCCGATACTCAGCAGCAGGGCCATTGCGGCGTACCGAGGCGAGGCAGTCCCCGGTGCGATGGGCATGGGTCTGGAACGTGGGCAAACATCGGGCGTCGTCGGCGTCGGTGAGGGGATAGCAGGCATCGAGATCCCTGAGACCGATCAGACCCGCGAACAGATTATCGCTGAACGCCGGAAAGCAATCGCAGAATCCCCCGCGTGGTCTCGTGCGGCTCTCTCAATGGTAGGCGAGATCACCGAACTCGCTGCCATCTTCGCCGTCGCGGGTCCAGTAGCCGACAAGATCGTGAGCACCGCCATGCGTCCCGTAGCCTCGATGACTGCCGAGGCATTCTTGAAGGGCTCCGAGACGTTGGCGCGCCAGGCGGCAACCCAAGCCTTCAAGACCCACGTTGCCAAGCGACTGACCACGGACGTACTCGCGGGCGAGATGTTCGGCATCCTCGATGCGATGGAGACTCAGCAGATCCGCCCGCTCGATCAGTTCATTGTGAACCCGCTGGCGATGGCGTCCCTTGGTGCAGCATTCATGGGCGCAGGTCGAGCGATGCGTCGATTCGGTCCCCTTCGCATTCAGGAAGCTCAGCAGTTCACACAGATCGATCCCAGCCTCCAGGGTGTCGCGCGCGAGGGCCAGCGATTCGTGAACCTCCTGGCCGATCGCATGAAGATGCCCCGTGATGAGGCGGGCGAGATGGTCTTCAAGACGATGACGGGCACCGCGTCTGTTGATGAGATGTACGTCGTCCGCAATTTGCTACAGGCCAACCCTGAGTTCCTGAAAGATGAGTTCGGGCTGCACCTCGTCCGCATGATGAAGCCCGTGTTGCAGACGAACATTCGCGTTGCTGATGTCTCCCCGTCTATCACTTTCGAGGAGGTTCGCACACGGCGCGAGCAGACGGTGCGCCCCCGCAGCGTGGACGTAGCCGAGTTTGAAACGCTGGCTCAACGTGCTCGGAATGGAGAGATCCGTATTCTGAACGCAGAAGGCCCCGAAGAGTTAGTCGGTCGCTTCCGTCCGACCGGGCCGACCGCTGAGGCTCCCGTGCCCACCGTTGCACAGGGCACCGAACCCTTCCCGACTGCCGCGAGTGTCGCTGCGGGCCGGACTGAGGGCGCACCTGGGCCTCGCCCAATGGAGCCTGAGCCCACGATCCTCGGTCAGCGTCCTGAGCCAGCACTGGCTCCCACAGCCGCCGATGTCGCTCGTCAGAGGGCCGGGATGCCTCCCACACCGGCCCCCATCGGTCCTGAGCCATCTCCCATCCTTGGACCCTCTGGCGAGCGGCTGTTTCGTGACCGGCTGATCGAGTCGCCCCGTGCCACCGAGATGTCTCCTGCTGAGAGCATCGAGCGGGTTGTCCTGATGCCCACGGCGTTTGATGTGGCGGCTGCGCGGGCCGATCGGATCACTACGCCCGCCCTGACGGACCCCACACGCCTACCCCCGAACCCCGAGGGCTTCCTGCTGGATCTAGGCTATAACGTGTCAGCCTTGCAACCCAGCCAAAAGACGCGGTTTCTCGCCGATGTTGACCGCCTAATGGACATCGAGCTGGCTTACCGAGGCGTCGATTCAACCGGCATGAGCCAGGCCGAGAAGACGAGGCTCATCCAGATTGTGCCCCGCGAGCCCCCAGGCCCCTCTCCTGGGGCGATCATCCCCGTCACCACCACAGATGCTCCGTCTGGTCCCCTGGTCCCTGGAGGTCAGGCCAAGGTCATCAGTGTGGGAGATCCCCGAGGGGTGGCCCTGACTAGCCGGGGAAGAACGATCGTCACCCCACCCCGAGCAGACGGCAGCGTGACCATGCCCAAGGAGCTGCTGGCCGAGGGAGCCCGACCAGGCGCACCCGTGGGGGAGATCCCCCTCGAACTCGTCAGCAAGCTCCGCCAGGGTTCAGAGGTCGTCACGATCCCGCGTACTCGACCTGGAGATCCTGAGCGTCGGCTCATCACGAATCCCACACCCGAGAGCGACACCCTCACTGTGACCGATCAGGTGACAGGCGAATCTTTCACCGTGACGATGGATCACATGGTAGATCTCCTGCGCTCGGGTCAGATTGCCCCGTGGCGTCCGGGCATTTCATTCTCGACCAGCGAGCAGCTTGTCGGGGATGCCCGCACGATCAATCAGACGATGCGGGGCATGAAGAAGTCTGACCCCGCACAATTCCGCGAGCTGGACAATCGCCTGTCTGCGATCATCACCGAGTTGCAGCGTCGCTCGGGTCGCCTCGGAGATCCCATCCCTACAACCGAGAAGAAAGTCAGCTCGATGTTGAAGATTCTGTCTGAGCAGCGGGGCGCGGTGAACTTTGGCACGCAGGGCGAACCCCTGCCCACTCGCTTGACCCGACTCCCCAAGGATAGCCTCGTGGGGTCTGAGGCAGGCGTGATCGGCGGCACGGCATCTATGGCCGAAGATGGCCGCATCGTCGTGAAGATCCCGTTCGGGGGTGATCGAGGCACGATGACCGTGGTGTATGCCAACGAAGCTGCCGCCGACATGGGCCTGCGGGACATCATGGCGCAGCAGCTAGAACACACCCGCCTGACCGAGATCGCCGAGCGTGCGGCCACCACGCGACGGCTGACGCCCCCCTCATCGAACCCGCCCCCGAGCGTGCTTGATCCCACGGGCGAACTTGATCGTGTCATCCACGGGGAGAACGCCGCTCCCATGAACAGCCCTGCCTGGTTTGCCAACGGCAAAGAGTTTCCCCTGGAGAAGTTCATCCTGCCTGCGGAGTCAAAGCTGATCCGCCTCGGCGAAGAGGGCCGCAAGCTCCGAGACTTGCTCGTGCAGACCCGTGATATGTGGGAGATGTCCACGGGCCGGGATGTCGTCGCTACCGAGCGCACCCTTGCTCGATTGAACAAAGCTGACATCTTGCCTGGACCCAAGGGTGAGAAGAGTCTGTTCTACCGTATGATTGAGGACGGCGAAGCAGGCCCCGCAGAGGTCCACGGCGCGTACCGTGAGCTGCGGGCCATCCTCGATCGTCAGTACGAGTCAGGCCGCATGCTGCTTCCCGACCTCGCCCCCTTCGAGGCGAACTACATGCCCCACCGTTTCGAGTGGGAGAAGATCACGAACGTCCGCTCGCGGGAGTTTGGGCGATTCGTGCAGGGGCTCATGGACAGCCAGAGCATCTCGAAGGGAGAAGCAGAGAATCTTGCTGCCCGCATCCTAGAGAAGCGTCGGGGTGCGCGCATTAGTGGGTCACTGGAGAAGGACCGAATCAATCTACCCGGCTACATCACGGACACCCGGCGCGCGATGGTGGCGACGATCAGTATGAACAATCGCCGACTCGCGGAGGCTCAGGTACTCGGGCCGAACTATGAGCGTGCCCTCGATGCCATCAGCAAGATCCGCAATCAGTACGGAGACTACGCAGGGGACTACGCGAAATCCATCTTCGAGCTGGAGACAGGACTGCGCCAGCCACAGATGTCCTCGATCACCCGTGGGCTCATCAAGTGGCAGGCGGCGAAGCTCTCTCTCTCGGTGATGGCGAATGCTACCCAGCCTGCGAACACCCTCATGCGGACGAACCTCTCCGCTTTCTCTCGCGCACTGTTTGACGTAGTGAAGAATCCAAAGCGTGCTGCCGAGGAGGCGCGTGGCGTTGGTGCGGTCGCCTACGACCTACTCTCGGAACTGATGGGAGAAGGAATCCGCGTCCCTTACGAGGGGACCGCAGCGACCGTGTTCGGGAAGGGGAAAGCTGCCATCGAGCAGATGTCCACGTCATTGTTCAACCTCGTCGAGACGTACTCGAATCGTTCCATTTCTGTGAAGGCAGGTCAGTATTACTTCGATCAGCAAGTGGCTGCGCTCAAGCTGAATCCCACGCATGCTCGGACGATCGCCCGCCTGCGTGAGATGGGCTTCTCGAAGGATACTGTATTGAAGGCTGCCGAGGGTGATCTGAATGTGATGCGGGATCTCGCCGGGAAGCGGATCTCCGACTCGACCCAGTTCCGGGGCACCCCGTTGAAGATGCCTCTGTTCGCCAGCGAATCCGAGTTCGGGCGTCTCGCATACCAATTCAAAACTTTCGCCGTCAACCAAGCTCGGTTCGTCATCAACGAGCTGACGGCGTACAAGCGGGGGGATTTGCCACGGACGCTGCGTGCCCTCGCGGTCCTGACGACGGTGTACCCGACTGCGGGCATCGGCATCAACCGTGCGCGCAAGTTCCTCATGGGGCCAACTATTGCCTCAGACGCCATCGACCAAGCGTTTGAAGACCCCACCTTCCGTAACTGGCTCATCGCGGGCACCTACGCGCTCACCATGTCCGGCGCACTCGGGATCACTGCTGACATCGCGGCAACTGCGGCCAGCGGCAATGAGTTTGCCCTGCGGCAGTTCGCTATTCCACCTGCGGCGAGTACCATGTTGAACATGGCGAGCATTGCTGGCTCTGTGGTCCGTGGCACCCTGAATCAAGATCCCGAAGACTTCGAGAAAGCCTCACGCACATTCGCCCGCGAGTTCGGTGGACTCGGGCTCACCGCCAGCAAGGCAGTGTTCGGGGAGGCAGGTCTCGGCGAGTAGTCACTGTTTTCTTTCCTTCCATGCCTTCACCAAATCTAAGATACTGTCTATCCTCCTCAAGATTGCGTCCTGAAATGGCCCAGGTTGGAGTCCCCCAGCTACGCCGAGAAGCTGATCTATATATTCCTTAATCCACTCTAAGGAAATGGTGCTCTCTACCACGTAGACCACCCTGCCATGTTCGCTTTCAGGAAGCAGCCTGTCTTCACCAGGCCATCCGACACCGCCGTGTACGTGAAGATGAGCATGGTTTCGTTGTCCACGGTAATGTGGACGCTCCTGAATGTGTACGTCTCCCCCATCTGTGTGAAGATGCACAATCCCATTGCTAGCCCCATCACTTCTGCTCCTCCTCCACCTCCACCTTCCTGACCCCACGCCAGGCGTACAGTGTTCCCCCTCGTCCCGTCTCCGTCGTGCTCCGCATGATTTGCTTCCCTTGCAGAAGCGTATTGATGGCCGACCGCACTTGATCCGCTGTTGCCCCCGTGGTCCGCAGCAAATGTGAATGCGTGATCCGCCCGTGCCGCTTGATGAGATCCGCGATCTTGTACGCCATCTCATTGTCCGGGGTGATCTTCGCGGCTTGCATGACCCGTGGTAGGTTTCGGGAGGCATCCGCTGCGAGCTTCTGTCCTGCGGCAATATGGTGCTTGTCAATCACGAGTGAGCTGTTGTCCGCGAGGGACGCCACCATCGCAAACTTCAGCAGCATGTCGTGTTCCCGGCTCCAGGTGGCCTCCATCTGTGGGCTGTCTGGCTTCGGGCGTTGCATGTACCAGTAGTGCTCTCGCTCGATCGCCTGCGCTGTCTTCTGGAATTGCCCTTTCAGCATGGTGATCTCATGCAGCCGGGCGACGAGATGCTCGGACACCTCCTCCACATCAGGCGGGTACGTGATCTCGGGCACCCGCTTTTCGTAGTCGCGTGTAGCATGAATGACAGAGATCCGGGCGAACGCGCCCCCATGCACCTCATCAGGTCTTACTGAGTGCATCAGCCAATCTAACGTGGAGCCTGCGATCCAGTTCAAGCACGGACTCTTCACCACCACGTGCCCGGATGTCACCGTACCCTCGTGTATATCCCCGTAGTCCTCGCCCTCCCACAGTTTCGTCATGGTCTTCATAAAAGCCTGAGCGACATCACCGCTCCCTACATCAGCGGATAGTTCAGGATTGACGAGGTACATTACTCGCCGCTCTTTCTTGCTCAAGTATCGGGTGAGATGCTGCCCCGTGGTCTTGCCCACGTACCGATGCACGAGGGGCACCCGCTCGATGAGCCGGAGCGCGGTCTTGATCGCCTGCCCCTTGCCCGAGCCTGAAGCCCCAACGAGGATCGTATACATGTTCGGGAAGATCCGGGCGGTACGAAACTTCTGCGTCCACACGCGGTCCCCGGCACACGCGGCGATCATCGAGATGCAGGACCAGAGGTAATACTCGTCTGGTACTTCGCTCTCGCCGACGTGGTGCATGAATAGAGATATAAGGTTGCCCGTCTCCTCAAGCGCACTTTTCATCGGGTCGCTTCGTCTTGAAGGGGACACCGAGGGCGACCATCAATTTACACCTGTGGTGGAGAATGCTCCTTACGTCTTGGTGGCAGTATGAGCAGTGATGTAGTCTGTCCTCACAATACTGCCTATGATTCTTTTTGAAGGTCCAGCAGGGAGAACGCGGCATCCGTGAACTCCTTTCTGTTGGGCAACCGCTTGTATTCCAGCTCAGCCTTCCACATGGAGCCCAGCGAGAACTCAGTCCAGATCGTCACTGGCTCACCGTAGTAATAGATTGGCTGCTCCAAGCTGGACTGCAAGAACACGGCGATGTCCCAGGCATGCTCGGGTGGCGTGGAGATCCAGAGCCCGTCCTGCATGTGCAGGTTGATCGCAGGCTTGATCCCCGCGTGCGAGTGTGCGTGGCAGCAAGGTTTCAGTAGATACTCGTCGGCGGGAATGAACCCCCACAGGTTCATCAGGATGGCAATGTCCGACTGCGGCCTCCAGGCATACGCGCGCCGGTACAGGTCATCGTCCAGCCGCTCGTACTCGAAATCGATGATCGCGCCCCAAATGTTCGAGAGGCATCGATTCCGCATCACCTCCGATCGGGTCTCCTTGTGGTAGACCTCCTTGATCTCCGGGGAATCTGCGTGCAGCTTGTCAATGATCCGTTGTGCCTCCTCGGAGGGGATGACGTAGCCTTCCTTCAACAGTTCATCGGAGAGCCGCCGCCCGTGCATGTCATAGTTCGTGGCATGCTTCGCTCGTTTGCCCAGGTATCGCTGATCGTAGTCCACCTCATCGATCGGTGTCCCGAACGCCACGTGCGCCGAGTGCTTGTGCGCGTCCCACTCATCCGGGTGCAGTCGCGCGAGATTGATGAGCCGCTTTGACCGTGTGAGCATCTTCACCACGCGATCTTCTGCCTGGCTCAGATCCACACCCAGGAAGACGCACCCCGGATCTGGCTTCACGATGTCTCGGAGTTCGCGGTCGAAGTTGTGGGGGCTAGCTCCTCGCTTGGCGGGGTTCTTCGAGGCCCGCATACGACACGTCTCAGCATACGGCCCCATTGTGAAACGCCAGCGGCCATCCGGGTCCAGACGCTCTTCCTTGAGGAAGCGGGCCACGGTGGCTGTTCGCCTATGGTCCAGGATAAGTGCTCCAGCCTCCGCAAGTTGGGGCTTGTTTGGATAGCGAAGTAGCAATCGTCGGACAGCAACCTCGTTGGTAGTGGCTCGTCCCGTCTTTCGATTGAGTATAGGGGGAAGCCGAAGCGTAGTGTAGAGGAAATGCTTGAGCTTTTTCGTGGAGAGATCCGTCTTCCCGTAGAGCGGTTCGCCTGCGATTTCCGTGAGCCGATCTTGCGCGTTGATGACCCGCGCCTGGAGCGCCGCGAGCTTGTGCCGTCTCTGATGGTCATCGAGACCCACGCCATGCAGCATGATTCGCAGAATTGGAGCGAACAGTTGTCGATAATATCGGTTGTAAAACTCCATCCGTCCGGCAGCAGCGAGCCGCACGTGCAGCGTGTCGCTAAGTTCTCGCTCGACGGCGGCATCAATACCACAGTAGGTCCAAAGGGCTTCCTCGTCTGAGGCATACTTCATCACCTCCTCGGGATCTTTCGTCTCATCCTTCCAGTATGGTTGCCGCGTGAAGATGCTCGCCATGTACGCCAGATCGTGATTATCCACGGGATCGAGGCAGTGATGTTGTGCGAGGCAATCCCACACGAAGTTGGTGATCTCACACCCGTTACGCGAGAGGTGCCAGGCGTCATAGAGCCAGTTCTGTCCGATCTTCTCCAGGCCACTCGCCATCAGTGTGCGGATCGCATCCCACACGTGGCGCAGTACGTAATCATCTTTCCAGTATGAAGGCGTCGTCGGGACGGTCATGCTGAACGCGGGGTCGTTAGAGAAGCCAACGCAGAGGATGAAGTCAGGGAGGTTCTCGATGTCTACAGCGATGGGTTCGCCGAGCTTGATCGCGCCATGCACGTAATCGTACACATCATCGAGTGTGGGCCGGATGAAGTGCTCACGCTGGGGCAGGCGTAGCTCCCGAAACGTGGCGTCGTCTGCAATCCGTGTCCAGTCGAGGATGCACGCCCGCTCCCAATTCCGCTGCTCGACCACGCCCTCGTCGCGTTTGCGAGACGCGCGCCACAATGTGTGCGCCGGATGGATGGTGGGGATGACCTTGATCTCGCGTCCACGTCTGTCTGTGTAACTGTAGATCGAGCCCCGATGCGAGGTGATCCCAGGCTTCTTTTCGCCCTGCCGAAACTTCCCTTGACCCGTGAGTGCGTATAGCGCCTTGTTGCCAGTCGGAACGATGAGCCACGGATCTGTCAAGGCAGCCAGGCGATCGTGCAGCTCGTTGATCCAGTGCTCGATCTCATCCTTCGGGACAGCATCGATCCCTTGACGCGGCCAGTATGGATAGACATTCGTGATGTAGAAGTTGCTGCGAAGGAGCCCGACACGCGGCCACCAATTCTGTTCGAGTTTCTGGCCGCTCGGGCCGACGAATGGGCGCAGGAGTTGATTCTCCCAGCGACCGGGGGCTTCCCCGACGAGGACGATCCGGGCGTTCGGGCTGCCCTCATCAGGGACGAAGTTTGTCATCTCGATGCGCGAGTTCGTACTTCGTCAGAATGTAAATGATGCCTTCGCGTACCATCTCGCCGATCGACCTTCCTTGTTTCCGGGCGAGTGATTTCAGCTCTGTATGAATGCTCGGGGTTATTCGTATATTCAAGTCGTGTGTTCTGCCTTCTGTTTCCATCCCAGCCCCCATCGTAGTTCGGGCGGAAAGCACACAAAGCACGCGAATGGTTCGCTCGGCCACATCATGCTATGTCCATTTATACAGGTCCATTCGTACCATAGTACTGCCACCCCATCACCCTCCCTCCATAATCTCCAATACCTGCTTGACCATCGTGCGCCAGCCCCCTGGTCTTCCTGGGCGATGGAACATGGGAGACTTTCGCGTGATGCAGAGCAGATCGTAGGCCCGCTGCAAACGATCTTTCAGGATTGCTAGACCAAGATCATCGAATCGTCCAACAGTGGTCTTCTGAATAGTACGAGACGAATCGTCAGTTGCTCTCCCATCTCGTGGTGGTGTGCGGAGTCCGGTCATCTTATCCCCCTCCCTGACGGGCGCGGATGGCGGCGGCTATTGAGATTGGACAATATGTTAAGCCGATGCATTTGTTGTCTTCTTTGGTTAAAAGATAGCAATAACAACCCAACTGCTCGATCTTGGCCGCCTCCTCCATCACGGCGGCGGTGATGGCTTCTTCGTGCTCCTGCTTCACTCTAAGGAACTCAATATCTGTCAGCACCTTTCGTGCCTTGAGGGCGTCGATGACGGCTTGGCATTGAGCGCAGCAGAAATCGCAATCTATTCCATGCGTACCAGTTTTAAGCATCATCTCCCCTCCACAGCCTTGCGGGCGGCGGCGAAGGCGTGATCCCACGGAGCAGGGCCAGCCCACCACGGACCTTGTTCGTGTGGCTCCTCCATCAACTGAATAAATCTCTCCCACTGCTCAGGTGGTGATTGTCGCGCCATCGCATCCACGACGAGGCCGATGCCGTGCCAGGATTGCAACTGGCCTTGCGATACAAACCCCTCAGTATAGGGCCACCTCAACAACTCCTCGGCCACCCACTTGAGCAACGTGTCAGTCATAGGCGATGGGCTCCTTGCGGCTTTTGGGGCGGCTTACCAGTGAACCTAACGGCGATCCGAAAAGTGGATCTGTTATCTTCGGGCCATTTTTGCAACTCGACTGGTCCGATCACGACGACCTTGCCCCCATTAGCTAATATGTAAGCATTGGCGGCTTCGAGGAGACCGTCCAGTTCATTGCCTTGGCCTATCCACACTGCTTTAGCCAACCTTCGCTTTGCCATCACCCCATATCCTCCCCGCCACTGTCGGCGTCGGCAGCAATTGCAAGACACTCCGTTGCTTCACGAGATGGGATGGAGTCCTTGAACACCATTCGGGTGCTATGAGACGTCTCTGCGAGGCGGTTTCTAATCAATAGGTCAAGGTCTCGTTCAAACTCCTCCCACAACCCAACGTCTCCTGGCCCCCATTTCACGAAAAAGATGTCAGGCGTCATCGTCATGGTCTGGCCTTTCTCCTTGATGCACCGAGTTCTCCCTGTCCTCTGGGGTCTCTCGTTCCCCTACCGCAGGCGTGGACACCCCCCTGGCGAAGGCGAGAGCTTCCGCTACGTCGTTGGCATGGGCCTCAATGAACGTCCACTCGTCCGTATCGGGGCGACGCATAAGGGCGTTTTGACACGCCCCCACCACCCGCCGCAGGGCTTCTTTGGCAGCATCGCGTTCGTTTATAAGTCGCGCCTGCTCACTAATGTTTGTCGTATTGCATCCTTGCAACCGCTCGACCTCAGCCTTGTGGACGGCAATCAATTCTTCACACTTCTTGGCGTATCCCTTCAGGGCCGTGTTGGCAATCTCGTATCGTGCGAGGTCGTCCATCACTCCTCCTTCGCCAACGCCTGCCGTATCTATGTATAATTCCATCCGCGCACGGGCCAGATTTGAACTGACGAGTCGAGTCTACGTGGTCCCACTCGCCGTGCGCGGGTTCCCTACTTCTTCACTGCTGCTGGTGCCGGTGCCTTGTCATAGATGCCTCCCACCGGCTGACAGTTGCTCGGCCAATACTTGACGCCATCCCTCATCAGGGGCGGCTCCTGACCAAACTGGGTCTCGCAGTAATACTTCGGCGCGCAACCCACCAACGCCACCGCGATCAGGACAATCATGGGAATGAGCCTCTTCATGTCTCTCACCTCCCTTCTATTTCTTGGCTGGTGCTGGCACACTCACCGGCGTAAAAGGCTTGGCGAACCCGGTGATGTGTACGATCAGCTCACCTTCAACCCTCGTTGAGCTAAACCCGGTGCCCCCACCGATCGCCGGGGCAACCCCATACGGGCTGTTCTGCGAGGCAGCAGAGGGGATGACGGATGCAGCGATGGAAGGGCCGATGGAGAACCCCTTATAGGTGCTGACCCCTCGAATAGCAAAGGTCACTTCGCCGATCTCCACGCCTTCCTCCATTGCTCGGTATGCAGCCTCGCAGACGACCGTAGTAAACGCGGGATCGTCGTCGTCTCTCGCCTTCGCTGTGCCCAAGAACCTACCCGTTGGTACTGAGGTATCCTTTTGAAGCTGCGGGTACATCAGCTCGATCACGCGGTCTTCCCTCTTCGCTGTGATGATCGCCGGAGATGTCCCGTCCCACGAGTCGGATATTCCAGACCTGCGGCACCGTGCAGCTTCCTCGAACGTCAACCGTGTCGGCACGAACCGCCCTGGAGAGCTGATCCATCCATCCGGCTTATATGGCTGGACGGCATCAGGTAGCCACATGAACCACGGTGCGTCCAGGAAATCCCGAGGTGTCTCTACGACCTGGACGTTATACACGTCAGACCTCTGGCTTTGGCCCTGTCCCTGCTGTACGTCCACGTCCACCTTCTGCTTGACATCGACATCGACATTCCCCCGCCGATGCCCTGGCGGATCATGGTCCGGTCGATGGTGTGCATAGGCGTGATCGAAACCTAACAGCGTCATTGCTGCTAGCAGTACGAGAATCCTTTTCACTGTCGGGCCTCCTGTGTGAAATGTGAAGGCGCGGGCCGGACTGCTTCCGTTGGCAAACGAGGCGTCATCCACCAACCTTCCGCCCTCGACACCCGCGCCCCCACTGGTTTACTCTTCGCCTCCCCCGTGCGCCTGCACATGCTGTGCGAACTCCGCGCGCGGGACACTCTCTCCGCACACCGCGCACTTGGTCATCGCTCCCGCTGCTCCACCCTTCTTCGGGTTCGCCGGAGGTGGCGCAGGTGCCGCTGGTCGCCCCGGAGCTGGTCGGGCCGCAGGGGCAAGACGCTGCGGGGGAGCAGCCGGAGCAGCAGCTCGTGGTGCAGCCGCCGTCCTCGGTGCCGCCACTGGAGCACGCGCCGGGACACGACCGCGCGCCGCAGCAGGCTTCTGTTCCAACCCCACTTCACGCTCACCGAGTGCGTAGTACCCGTTGATCTGGTTCATGGGCGTGCCCCGCTTGGTGATCTGCTGGCCCACCACAGCAATGAGCTGCTGCCCTGTCGCCACCGCGCACATCTCATCGATGTCGTCGGACATCGGCACCTGGGCAGCTTTGAACATCCGCTTCAGTTGACGCGCCCCGATGGAGTTCTTCCAGGTCTCGGGATCTTCCGCTTGCGGGTCGTCTGCCGTACCGATCACGAAGTAATCGTACTGCGGGTAGCCCACGTACGGCTCCGGCTCGGCAATCGAATACTGGGCACGGTACATCAGACATCCCGCAGGGAGCACAGCTTCGGGGCCACCCGCCGTCTCTGTCTCGACGGCCTCAACGATCTGGAGAGCGTAGGCCCCATCGGGGACGAGAACCATCCCCTCTGCAATGTTGTCATGCGGCCATTGTCTCGGACTCATGGTAATCGGGCCTCCTTAGTCGAGTGGTGTGCTTGCCAACTTCTGTCCCTTGGTCTTGACCTTCGCCCTGCTAGTTCGGCTCGGATTACTCTTTCTCTTGCTGCGGGTGTTCGCCCGCCGCTTCGGACGGAGCAGCCCGGACTCCTTGACGGAATCCAGGATTGCCTGGCCGATCTCAGCCAGCAGAGCGGTCCTCTCGATCGGGCTCTTTGCCATCGTCTCTCACCTCCTTTCTTTTCAAATGTTCGGGCGAGTAGCAATACAGGATCGTTCCCCACCTGATAACGAACTCCTGGTCGCCCTCGCTATCGTACTCGCCATCGACGCGAATGACCTCCTCGACGATGTGGCGAGCACGGATGATCGTTCCGTCCTCCAGCATCAATCGACACCACGGCTCCTCGAAGAAGACGGGCGTGATGAGGGTGCCCTCGCGCTTCTCACCGCGCCATGTGATCGGGCGTTTCATCCCTCCCACTCCCCCCACAGTGCTTGATAGTGCTGCGGGCAGCGATCGGGCGCACTCACCTGCGTCGAGCAGTTCCACATGTTATCCATGCGGGTCTGCAACAGATGTAGCCGCTCGTTCGCTTCGCCCTTGTCCACGTAGGCCCGGTAGAACTCCCCGTACGCCGCCGCAAAGCTCTTCCGCATGCGCCCAGGCAGCGCGGGATTCCGCACGAAGAACCCGTGGGCCTCATCCTTGGCCTCATCGATGTGACAGAGCACGACCACGTTCATCGGAAATCCCCCGAACCGGATCATCAGCATCTCTTCGAGGGCATCCGTGCTGCTGGCCCACCATTGCCGGGGATCTCCGGTCATCGGGTTCATAATGTATTGATCGTACTTCCGCGCGGCGATCTCCATGAACGTCGTCGAGTCCGCGACCACCGTGGCCCACTGGTCATACTCCTTCTGGAAGATCGACATGCGGTGCAGAAATCGCCAGTACGCATCCACGAGGGTCTGATCGGTCACATCGTACATGATGCGCCCGCGCTCCTTGCCACTCTCTTTCCCCGAGCGCAGGGCCAAATGCGGCGTACTGAACTCATTGTGATAATACTCGATCTGGATAATCATCTCGCCCGTCTTGCGCGACTTCACGTGGCGAATGGGTGTTCCAAATTGGTCCACCATCAGCTCAGAGGGATCGCCCCGCTTCAGGTACGGGGTTTCCTTGCCGAAGGGATCGAAACAGAAGACGATCATCGGCTTCGGCCACGTCGCGGCGAAGGTGGATTTTCCGGCACCACTATCGCCGTACGTCGCGCAGTGTACGGGCGGGAAGATGATCGGTTGCTCGGGGATCTGCGCTTCAGCCATTGGGAGCCTCCTCTGCTGGTGCTCGCTGCGGGCGCTGTTCTCGGCACGTCTGCGAATGAGTAATCACGTCAGCTCCCATCAACAAACAACCGCACGCTCTGCACTTTGCGACTACCACGATGTAGTTACCTGTTGCCCCCTGCTGGGGAGATTCGTACTCAATCACTGGGGGCCTCCGTGTCCGTATAGAACAGATCGATGCGGACCTGCGCGTTGCCGATGCGGTAGATGACAGCGCGGGGTAGACCCTCCTGTTGTGCAATCTCGATCTTCTGCATCTTCGTGGTCCGCACGAGGTCTACAGCTCGATTGATTCCAGCCACCATTCCGTCGCACCTCTTCTGTATCTCTCTTATTTTATCTGGTGGACACATCGTGCTCCCTCCGACTGTCATCACGTCCTCCGCGCCACGCCAGCGTTGGCCCACATCACCACTTGCTCCAGGTACGTGATGGCAAGAGATTGCTCCCGAGACTCGGGCGTGTTGTAGACGATATACAGCGCGAGAGCCTTCGCTTGGTCCCGGATGCGCGTATAGGTGTCTAGCTGCTGCGAACTCGGGGGATGGTGCGTGAACCGGGTCTCGATCTCTTTGTCATCCATGTCGGGCCTCCTCTTTCGATTTCATTGTCAGCAGCACATGGATCAAGGTCTTGTCAGCTCGCTGGTAGACGACTGCCTTCTCGACGATGCACCCTCCCCGAACCTCGATGACCTCTTCTGAACCTTCATCGTGGATCTTCTTCACAGCCTCAGTGATTCGACTGATGAGCCCGTTTCTGCCCATGTCTGCTCCCTACCCTGTGCAAATGCAGCCGCGCACGATGGGGCCGCACCATCCATAGTCCTGCTCGGCGCAGCACATTCCGCTGAAGGTGCGACAGCAACAGGTGATCTTGCCATCTGCATCCTTCGCGCACACTCGACGTGGTATGTCTGCGAAGATCATCGCGCCTGCAAACAGCAACCCAATCAGAGCTATAGTTACTAGCACCATTCTCAACATCATCACGGACTCCTATGCGTTGCGAGCGTCGGCTGATCTCTCAACTGCCACGGATGCCACGGATCTTGCACGAGCATGCTGTCCACCATCTGCGCCTGTCTGCCCGTGGAGCAGAAGTCATAGAACCCGCAGAACGTACACGCCCCGTTGAACTTCCCTTGTGTCCGTACCTTCTGGATCAGTTCGATGTCCCCATACTTATACAGCAGATCTCGATACCGCTTCGCCAGGTGGATCGCTGTCTTGTGCCACTCCTCGATTTCCTCGGGCGTGCGCGTGACGGGGAACAACTCGAACTTTGCGTGCAGATCTCCGCACTCTGCGTATACCGTCCCGTGCTCCTTGCACTTGCGCGAGTCATCGCTGGGTAGCTTGCTCAACTGAACGGCATCGATGAACGCCCCGCCGATCGGATGCTTGATGTGCTGCTCCGCTGCCCAAATGTACCCCGAGATCTGCGAGCCCATCTTGAACTGCCGCTTCCACCAGTCTGAGATCTGCCCGCGAAACTTCCGATCAACGATCCACGGGAAGTCATGCGTCTTGGAATGCACGATGGCATCCATGCGCCCCACGAACAGGAACTCCCCCGCGTCGTCGAGCGGATAGCCGAACCCCACCTCCACGAGCTTCGGGTCCGCCGTGAATGGCAACGTCGAGAGCGGGTGCGTCTCCAGGTAACGCCCGAGCACCCGTGCCACATTCCAGTACGCCAACCGATCGTCGGGCATCACGTTCTCGTCGGCCCACTCTTTGTAGAGATCCTGGAAGTGGGCTAGCACATAGGCATCGGGATACCCCCGCAGATGCATGGCGAGGGCTTGATGTCCCGCATCGCCCGAGCGCAGGGTGGCCCGCTCTTCCGCCGAGGCGTAGTCCAGAATGTACCGGAGCACGGCCTGCGTCGAGCACTCAGCGACGGACTTCAGGATCGAGTTGTCAACGTGAATCGGGCCTCCATCAAGCTGCATGATCCCTACCCCTTGCCCTCTTGAGACTTGCCGAAGGCAACCAAAAGCCAGATCAAGTCTTCAGCATCTTGCTCGGTTGCCTCGGGAAACCGCTTGAGAAAGTTATGTGCTGCAACACTAGGGTCAAGCGTTATCCGTATTGGCTCCATCTCTGTCACGACTGCGGCATCGTTCCAGGCAGGAAGATCGCAGGCGTCACCCGCTTCTCGCCCACGATGCGGCTGGCAATCTGCGCCTCAGCGATCATCTTCACCATCTCCATCATGCCGAACAGGTGTACGTAATTGTCCGGCTCCACCTTGAAATGGATCTGCCCCGTTTCATCCATCGTGATGAGCACCTGGGCGATGACCTTCTTCGGTTGCAGCTGCGGACCAGTTCCCTCGTTCGTGCTCATGCTCCCCCCCTATCCCGCCAGACTGCGCGTGCCTCGGGCCTTGAACACTTGATCCTCGACCACCTTCAGGCCGATGGACAGCCCCTCGGTGACGATGGACTCCATCGTGGTGTCCTTCAAAGACGCCAGCACTCGAATACGGCTCCGCATTTTCGCGGGAAAGTTTCGATGCGTATAGATCACCGTCTCAGCCTTGTTTGCCACCTAGCTCACCCCCTCCCACTGGTAGCTCTAGCAACCGTTCGATGTTCCGCAGCCGCTCCTCTGCGACGAGGAGCACGGTCTGCATGACGGCGAGGCAATTCGTCATTGCTGCCCCTACCTGACGTAACAGATTGATCTCATCCTGGATTGGTGGCATGAATGCCCTCCTCCTCTATAGTGCGTGCCCCTCATACTGCCGCTGCGGAAACTTTGGCCTCCCTGGCTTGAGTCCTCGCAGCATTTCAATCTCGTACTTCGCCCACAGGACCGCCGAGTAGGCATCCCATGTGGCCTCGTTGCACGCGCGGACGTTCGCCCTCGCTTCGTCGATGGCGACTACGGCATCGAAGACGAACACCCCGAGCCAGAGAACAAAACCTGCTGCCAGCGCGATTGCGGCTGCTGCCGCTGCTCTGTTCACGATGCCCTCCGCAGTTGCACGGCTGTCTTCATGCTCGACCGCTCACGCACAGACACCCGCGCGAATTGCCCGCGCATGATGTCCTCATAGTCTGGCCCGCCCTTGCCACCCTCGGGGTTCTTGCACGGCGCACACAGGGGGCCAGGGTTCTTGTCGCGTAGGTAACACGCGCATCGGCGACAGCGACCATTCTCCCGTACAGCCCCCTGCGTGAACCGTCTGACTTCTTCCACCGTGTACCACCGCGATTGCTTCCGTGCTTTCGGGGTGACAGTGGCCCTTAGCTCTCCTGCGCGGGTCATCTTGTTCACCACCCAGCGAGAGCGACCGAGCAGCTCCGCGACCTGCGCGGTGCTCAGCAGGCCGTTCTCATCACTTCGCTTTCTCCGCAAGAACGATCAGCTCCTTCTTCGGGACGGTGACTCGGCTAGCGAGTTCCTCATCCACGACTCGGGGGCCACACCGCTTTGCGACCACTTCCTTCCAGGACACACGCTCGGCCACGTGCTTCGTCTCTACTCCCGCATGCAACGGGCCGCGCTCTTGCTTCTCGCCCTTCTCGATGCGGTCGATCAGGGCACCCTCGTTGAGACGCTCTTCGATCTCCAGGAGTTCAAGATCCTTCTTCATCTGCGCGATGTTCCGGCGCAGCTTCTCGATGCCTTTCAACTCTTGCTGCTTCACCATGTTCGGGCCTCCTTCTTTATTACCTCGCGCCACTTCCTCCACCTGGGACGATCTACCCTCTTGCGGGACGGCAGTAGCCCTTTGGCTTTGGCGATCCGCCTCTCGTATGTCCGTAGCAGGTTACTCAAAATCGGGCCTCCTTTTTCGGTTGGTGCGATGAGTTTACTTTATCCGATTCGCCTATGTCAAGCATTTTTTTCGCCTGTAGATTCGGCTACTTGCGGCTCCCCAATTCCCGGCGTCAGCTTATCCTTGGCTTGGGCGTACTCCCGATCCCATCGCCCAACGATCTCGGTCAGATTCTCGACGGCGACAGCGATCCGATCTAAGGATCGACACATCCAGATTTCATGGTCGATATTCACGCGCGCTTCCTCCCCCTGGCGACCGGCCTGACCGCCAGTACGGCCACGATCCGCCGCGTCTGCTTGTTATCTGAACACTCCAGGCACAGCCGCTCGTCGATCTTCTCCCAGCCTGTACGGTGGCCTGGGTTGCGTGTCACCCACATCTCGATCTTGTTCCTGCGGTAGTACCACTTCCCGCAATTCGTGCATGCTCGCTGTGCCATCACTTCCTCCCATGCGCCTGCCGCATGTGCAGGTACATCCCGATCTTCTTGTACCGCTTCTTGCAGATCGTGCAGGTTGCGTATTTGTATTTGCGCTTCGTGCTGTTCTTCTTCTCCTCACTCGGGCGCAGAGCGCGCCGGAAGTACGTCAGCGCGATCTCGTGCCCCCCGACGACGAGGGTGAGTCCCTCCTTCTTCAGAAGGCTCACGTCTCCAGAGTTTAGCTCGATGATCTGTCTCATACGCTCTCACCTCCTCTGCCGCCGCAGCATTCGCAGCATGCGCTTGGTCTCTTCGATGCGCGCCATGATCCCGATAGCCTGATTGCTCCCAACAGGGACGCTCTCCAGCACGATCATCAGCGTCCCGAGCCGCGCCTCCAGTGCGCGTATAGAGTCATTCAGGGCTTGCCGTCGCCGTTCTGCTTCCTGCGTGGGCAAGCGTGATCCCCTGAGCGGTTCGGTCATAGTCATCCCCCCTTCCTCAATGCTCGCTCGTACTCTACTGTCCATCCTGCCCAGGTGAATTGTGGGCAGGGGCAAGTAGTGCATGCGCCGTGTCCCTCAGCGAAACGAGGCTTGTGCTGCGAATGCGGCCCATCTCCCGTATGTCCGCACGCGCACACGGAATGTGGGGCGTCATACTCTGCGGGCTTCTTCGCCATCATCGCTCCCTCCGCAGCGTCATCGTCACGCGGTACGGGCCGTCACCCATCTTGAGCTTGATCCCTGTGATCCGCGTGAAGTAATCCGAGCACACGGCCCCCGAGATACGGCGTGTTGACTCGTTGAAGTACGTGAACCCCCCATCCACCCTCTTCTTCGGTTTTGCTGGGAAGGCGCGTACTACAGCCGAGCCGCGAGACCTCGCCACCCAAAACGTTTTCGCTTTCATCGTTGCCTCCTTTCACACCATCTCATCCATGCCGCTTGCCATCACTTCATCCTCGAACGTGCCTTCTGTCTCCTCGCCGCAGGAGCATTTCACCTGAGCCTGCACGGACACTCCATAGTACGAGCGCATGTAGCGCGCCAGTTTGATCTTGCGCCCGTGTCGGTCGTGCGTCTGCGAACGCTGGGTCATCTCGCTGTTGCTAGCTTCAACTTCCAGCGAATGTTTCTCACCCTGGTGTTTCTCCGCCCAATCGGAGAGATCAACCTCTGCGTCAAAGTTAGCCTCTTTCAATTCCGTGCCGCACTCCGCGCACGTGAGCACGATTCGCGCTGTGCCCGTGACCATGCCATCCTCGTCCACCTCCAGGTCCACTTCTGGCTCGGTGGAATCATCGTAGCTCACGAACTTGTTACAGTCGGGACACCGCATATCGTCACCCCCTTCTGGAGTGGAGCCAGCCCGCCGTGCGGTCATTTGGTGCCAAGGGCACACATGCGAACGAGCCAGCCCCTCTCGTCTAGCTGCTGAAGAACCGCCCGAGCCGCTGCAAGTGGGCCATCGCGGCTTGTGGCGGGGCACCCTTCAGTGCTCGCGTGCAGGCGTTATGCGCACCCCACTGTGAACGGGGTATACAGTCTTCATACCCCAACTCCTGCGCCTTGAAGAAGTTACTCGCCACCTCGTTGAACAGCGTGTGCGACAGGATGCCCTGCTGGAAGATGTCGAAGATCAGGGCCTTCGCTGCCTCGCCGTCCACGCGCGCTGACTTCATCGCCCCCACGGAGTGATCGAACACCCGGCACGCCTGAAAGTACCGATCCAGGCCACTGTCGATCTCATAATTCAGTGACAGTCGCCGGTAGTGGGCCGCGCGCACGATTTGGCTCTCCCCGCTGAGGGCCAGGTTGTCACAGATGAAGATCCGCGCGCCGACCACGAGATGAATTGCCAGGCTCCGATCATGCGACGTGCGGAATCCGAGGGACCGTCCGTATTCTTTCTGACCGTTCGCACCCGTCAAATCGAACAGCCCGAACAGCTTGTTATTCGACGGATTCAGGGCCAACTGTTCCCGCTCGATGGTGATGCCCTTTGCCGCGAGCCGGTCAGAGATGACCTCGACTAGCTCGGGAAACGCCACGGCACGATAGGTGCGCGTGGTCACAGGCGTCTCCACCTGGGCCAGTTCCGCCCGTGTCACCAGACGTGAGCCACGATGCAGGACGATGTTTGACTTCGCTTCCATTGTGGGCCTCCTCTCACCCTCGTATGAGGGCGATCACGATTGCCGTTGCTAGGATTGCTAGCCACGCCAGTATGTACCTCCATACCAAGGCATCACCTCCCCTTCGCGCGCTTCCAGATGTTGTGCTTCTCTGTTGCAAGAGCCTTAGCGTATTCCTCGAAGCCATTGGTGGCATCACCCACGGTGAAGCCAAGGTGCCCCTGCACATCGTCCAAAGCCTCCCGCGCGATTTGGGGGTAGCTGTGGTGATCGACTGGCTTGTATTCACCATCCTCTGTGCGGAACGGGCACCCGCGCGACCGCGCGACCTTCGCCGCCGGTCACAGGCCCACGCCCACTTTGCCCCACAGGCGACCGAAATACCGTGCTGTCTTGGCAAGAGCGATCTCTTTCTCAGTCAGCGGCATGTCAGTCCCTCACCCTGCGCTCCACGTCCCGCGCGTAGTCGAACTCTCGTGCTTGCAGAATCTCCCACAGACCAGGATTCAGCACGACGGGCTTGTGCTCCTCGTGCGTGATTGTCGTCGGCGTCTGCACGTCCAAGAATCGCGCCGTCAGCACGGGCACCCGACCGCGCGCTTCCCTGGTCCACTGTTCCTCGTACCGCTCCAGGATCGCCGCTTCGCCCTCCGTGATGCGGTGCGCGTGGCCTGTGGCTTCCCCACGCTGAATGATGCGGGACTCGTTCTGCTTCAGGTTGTTCAAATACTCGCCGCGCTCCGAACGCCGAAACAGCATGTCTCCGTGCCTCACGAGATCCTTCATGGTGTCCCCCTTTTCAGTATACGTGCGAGTTTCTCGTTCCATGCTCTCTCCCGAATGATCCGGCTTGCCTCGTCTCGGTACTTATACAACGCTTGGTACAGTGCCTCGGCCTCCTTTCTCTTGGCTTCGAGCGCGTCGATGCGCGCGGCCAAGTCTTTGAGAAACGGTGTCGGGCATTTCTGCAAATCTGCGAGACTCTGAATGCTCATGCTACGCCTCCGCTGCGATCCGTTCCAGATACTTCGGCGTCTGAAACATCCAATCGAGCGCGTCCGAGACTGTGGCACACCCTGGCTGCACGGGGTGAATGTACGTCACCTGCGTACTCGGACAGACCATCTTCAGCGCGGTGATGGACTGCATTCGACTCAAGGAATACGAGATCAACTGGTACTCCCCGTGCGTGTCGATCACTGCCGCCTCTACGTCAGTCAGGAACCGCTCGATCCCGTACACCTTCGCCATTGCCATGCGAACCGTCACGTTCTGCTCACTCTGGATCATGCCCAGCGTCAACGGCTTGCGGAGTTTACCCCCGCGTCGCGCTTTGAGAATCCAGAATCGCTCTTTGTACCGCTCCCGTCGCTGTGCGTTGACCTCTGCGCGATGCTCCTTCATCGCCTCGGCAGGATCAGTGCCACCCTCGATTTCACCCTCGGGCGTGATGGTGATAACATCGTGCGAATCGAACACTGTCTGCGCGCCACGCTGCCACCCTTGCCCGAGCGCGACGTATCCCCCGTACATGCTCGCATGCGACCATACCTGCCACGGGCGAGGGAGAAACCTGTTCAGCCGATCCTTGGTTGTGATAGTATTCCACCCACCCATGCAGAGCCGCACCGTCCCGTCTGCACGCAGCGTGATGATGCGCGTGCTGTGGAGACGCACGTAGATCGCTGTCCCGACTGCATCCCGCTCCAGGTACGTGTTTCGTGCAATGCGGCGCGACTTCTTACATCGCCCCTGCAACTGTCGGTCTGCCTCGGCGTAGGTCATCGCTTCGCCCTCCGTGGGGTGAATGGAGTCGCGTCAATGCCGATCTGCTCTGCGATGGTGGGCCTCCCGTACTCCATTGTCATCCCCGCTGCGTCAGTGATTAACTCCACGAGCGCACGGTCATACTCAGGGTTCTCGCCGTCCTCAGACTTGAGATCTCGCGCCAGCTTGATTAGACGCGCGATGCTCACTGCGTTGGTTGCCATCACACATCCCTCCCCACAATCGGCACGTCACTCGCCGATGAAATGCTCACCTGACTGCCGCGTGCCTCGAACTCCACGTCCTCGCCGTTGGGCCTCTGGAGCTTCTTCGCAGTCTTTTCGAGCGGCTCAATGAGCGCACGGCTGGCATTGACCATGACCACGCGCCACAGTTTGCTCTGGTAGCGTATGATGTCACCCTTGCGGAGTCTCAGCATTATGGCAACCCCCTCACTCTGCACTCGTTCTCGAATGCACGCGCCCGTCCGAGCGGCCACGAGCCGATCACTGCTTGCTGGAATTGACGAGCGATCAGCCGCCGCAACTCGTGCCCGTCCCATTCCTCGGGCCACTTCTCGCAGTCTCGAATCAGGTCACGCCTCACGTTCTCAACTAGCTCATTGACAAACTGCACCTTTGCACCCAGGTCTAACATCCCGCCCCCACTTTCTCGGCGTAGTGCTTCGCCGCGTTGCGCGCTTCCTCCAGGGCATACTTCCCCCCATAGAAGCCCCAACACGAGTCTATGTGATCCCCGCCTGTGTCCTCGATGACGTACCCGTACACGTCGCCGCTCAGGTATTGGTCATACGTGTCCACTTCCTGCTCCAGCACGCGCTCAACCTTCGCACGCAGAGCCTTGGTCATGCGCTTCGCTTTGTATTCCTTCAGGGCATCCTCCGCGGTGACGTAGATGAACCCGACCTTGCCCGAGTCGAACTCTGCGTGGCCTTGTGACAGCAATCCCTGGAATGAGCCCACCTTCATCCGCAGCCCCGAGTGATCGTACAGGTACAGAGGCAAAGAGATGTTGTTGTCTGCCACCTCGACCAGCATTGCCTCCTCGATGCTGAGCCCGTGTTTATCCCCTAGCTCATACCGCCGGTGAAAGCACACCATCGTCCCGAGATTGTCCCACTCACGCGGGCTCTCAGGCTGCTCGTCCTGGTACAGCTTGATCGTGAGTCCTTGGTACTGCTCCGTCTCGACTGCTTGCTGCCTCATGCTCGGTCCTCCTTTCTCAGCACCGCGTTGATGTGCTTGTCCAGCTCTGCCCGATTCTCGCGCACGAATGCGGTCAGGTTCTTGCGCGCTCCTTTCCACGTCAGGTACAGCGTCTCGTCGTTCAGCACCCACAGCTTGCGCTCGTCATCGTTCACGCGGGCACCTCCTCACCGTTCGATGGGCACACAAATACAATTCGTGAGGTGCAACTTGCACCCTTCACAGATCACCAGCGGACACTCACTCGCCGCGTGCCAGTGGTGCGCGTAGAAGGTTGTGATCTGGCTGTAGTCATACAGCCCATGCTTCACGGGCACCCTGAACTCATTGGGCCGTGTTTTCCACGTCTGCGTCTGTCCGTTGCGCCGCCAGATTTCTTGTTTGATGGTGACGCCGCCCCGTGGTCCGACGATCCGCTTGCATGTGCCCACATGAAACTCCTGCTCGGTCATCGCTTGCGCTTTGGTCAGCATCATGGTGCCTCCTGTCTCAGTGGAATGCCCTTGAAGTCGCTTCGTTTGTATCCCCAACTCTTTATCATTGTACGGCGGTGCTCGGGGTCGTCACACTTGCATGATCCATCCTCGCGGTAGTGCTCAGGTATCAGGATGACGAACCGACACTTCAGGATGTCGGACTGTCGAATGATCTTCACGTCCATCATCGCACCTCCATCACCGTCTTGATCCACCCGTACCAAGCCAAGCACCAATCACACAACACGCTCGGCTTATCCTTTCTCCGCGTGATCCGTGGGTAGCATCCGTGGCACCAGACCTTGCGATTTACCATGATCGGGCCTCCTCTCTGTGTGCTGCTTATCACCTAAACGGGGATTTCCGCTCGCCTAAAGTATCGTACAGGGGTCGAATCTTGTCAAGAAAAATCGTAAAACCGCTCTCGATTCGCGGGCTTTGCTAGCATTGTCAGGCGCGTCCGACTCGTCTGATTTGCCTCGAAAAACCGATTTTCGGCCCCGGTGCCCGAACACAGCATTCGCAGATCCAGCAGCATCCGTGCGTGTTTGTCTGTCAGTGTCAGATGTGACAGTTTCGATGCGTGGGTGAGGGCTACTTTGCCCAATGCTCACACGCACATGCCAGTCATCGCTTAGACGGAAAATCGAACTGTCTGATGAGTGCGAAGGCTTGTGAAATCACACACATGCTTGTCCATCATTCGACGGCGAACGTTCGACGTGAGATCGAGGCACCCTTGGGGGTAGCTAAAGAGATCTAGCTAGAGAGCTAATCACACTTGTCTGATATTGAGACCTAGAGAGTATATTGAGTAGTAGAGTTAGTTAGTTAGTTAGTAGACTCCATTTCTTCGCGATGAGTGGTATAAGGGGGTGCTTATCATACGTCGAATGGATGACATCGAATGGATGACAGCGAGGTGCGCGTGAATAATGCGTTTACAGCGTTCGGACATTCGATAGCAAGTCGAATGATGGACATGGAAGCGTATAGAACTGTTCACGTATAGAGCATTTCAGAAACAGTCGAATGAGACAGATCGCACGTATACAGGTAAAGTGCTGCTGGTACTGGGCTATGTGATGATCCCACCCTGGACCTGGGTTCGGGAAAATGGTCGAATCTTTGTCTGACGAGCTTGACAAGTCAGATGCCCCGTCTTATACTTTGGGCGAGGGCGAAAACGGCGTCGGGCCGTTCCCGACATGTAGTTAGCTGATAAGCATGGGAGGCGTACCATGAACGGGAAAGACCAGATCGTGCATGCTCAGGCCGTGGCGACGTACAAAGAGTTCCTGGAGTCAGCATCAGAGCAGACCGAGAGGGGCATCAACATCGCCCTGGCAAATCCTGACTTGTTCGAGGTGGAGAGGTGGACTGGTATGGGTATAGAAGTTGGCGAGATCCACATCAAGTGCCCTGCCATGTTCACCGAGGCCGTGGCGATGTACGGGACGGAGCAACAGAGAGCGGCGATTCTCAACTGAGCTTGACAAGTCCGACGTGTCGCACGATACTGTCGGCGATGGTCGCAATACCGCGACCCTCACACAAGGGAGGATCGACATGAAGGCAACATTGAAGGGCAACATGCTAGTGATCGAGATAGCACTGGACAAGGGCAAGCCGAGTAGCACGGGGAAGAGCATCATCCGCTTCTCGTCTCGGGGATTCCAGCATGTCTCCGATGGACTGCGGGCGAACGTCACGGTGATCGCGCCGGTGAAGTAGCATGAGCGATGCACAGGTGTTGACCGTGATCGTGCTGCTGTACGTCGCGGTGTCAATGCTGGCAAATCTTCGGTAGCAGCAGCAGAGAAGATGCACAGGGGCAGACCATCGCCCTTGTGCATTTTTTTTTTATTTGCGTCCCTGTTACTGTGATCGTTGCCACGAGCGAGGGGGCAGGCCCCCCCAGGCGTGCGCGAGAACCGGACG